GATATTGGTCAACCAGCAAAAATGAAGGAGTCTGTTGACGATAAAACACCCGGACCATCTGGAGATCCTGAAGATCCCAGAAAGACTAAAGGATTTGGTTTATTGGGAATTTACACCGATCCATTGGAACAACAATTGATTGTTGAAGACGGTAAAGGTCTGTATGATTTAACTTGTGGTATTATAAGTAATTTTGATTATTCTTTACAACCAGATGGTTCATACGACTGTACCACGGAGGTAAAGAGCAATAGCTTCATATATAGTGGCGTTCAAACTCGTAGTAACGCTATGGCATCAACGTCACCGGCTGATAGTAAAGGAAACAAAAAGCCAGAACCGGTTAAGACTCTCAAAGAATACATCCAGAATGACTTTAAATCGTTACCAAAGACCGTATTAACCGGTTTGAATGGTAATACTCCACTATTCCCTATTACGGGATGGCCGGGACCAGAAACCCGTGTATTTATTCCACGTAACTTGGATACTTCTAATGATCCACGTACAAAAATTGATAATGTAACAAAATACAGTTTTGACTCTGGTGCAAACGATGAGTTTTGGATTACTATGGGTTTATTTGTAGACTTGATTAACAAGTTCTGCACAGCAGAGTCACAGAAAACTGGCGCTACATTTAATCAAGTTGACATCAAATCATCGTGGATTGGCGGACATAAAAATCTAATAAGTACCGATGGTAAGGTATTGTTGATACCAAATTCTCAGGCACCTAATATTTCACCGTCTGTTGAAGATCGTGGAAACTCAAAAAACTATACAACACCTGACACGCAAAAGGACGGTAAGGATCCATCTGCAATTAGCGAGGCGGATAAAACTCTACAATCGATATTCAATAGTACAACAAGACAAGATCTTAATGAAATTGTTAACTATTTTAGAATAAAGAACGGTGGTAAAAATCCTGCTGATGTGGAATTTCCATCAAAACAATACGATTATAATTTAGGCAAGTTGGAGAACTTGTATATTCATAAAGATGTCGTTATAAAATCGGTTGAAAAATCAGAAACGATTACCGACATATTGAACTTCGTTTTGAATAAGATTTCCGAATCTGTCAACGGCCTTTGGAAGTTTAACCTTATTCAATTTGGACCTTCCAATTCGTTGTTATCAATTATTGATACCGATTGTTTTAGTTTGAAACGTTTACAAGAATTGAATTCGGATAAGCGGCCGTATTTATATTTCTTCAAAAATAGAGCTAGTAGAAACAATATTCAGTCATTGAATTTTAGTGTTAAATTAAGTGATAAGGTTGCTACTTCGGTCATGTTTAATTCACCAAATGATAACAAAACATCTGTTCCTTTGAAAAATCCGTTTGGGTTTGTAATAAGAGATAGATTCTATAAGACTACAAATGACGCATCGTATTTGTCTCCGAAAGATCAACAAACTTTAATTAAAGATAAACAAAATATTGAATTGGAACGTAAACGGTTGGATGAAAAACGTCAAGATGCTATTAAAAAGGAACGTGATGTAAAGGATGGCGCTTACATTTATGGTGTTGTTACCCGTGAAAATGGTGAAGAAAAGACTTATATTCGTAAGTTGGTACTGACTCAAAAAGACTTATTGACTTTATTGGTTAATGATAAAGATCCGTATAATGGTTCGATCAATTCGTTTCCACAACCGGGAATTAAAGCGGAAATTATGGTGACAGGAATTGGGGGACTAAAAACATTTCAAATTTTTGGAATTGACAATTTGCCAGAACCATACGATAAAGACATATTGTTTCAGATAGAAGATGTAAAACATAGTTTACAAAGTAATGGTCAATGGACTACTACTATTACTGCTGGTATACGTCCTACAAAAGGATTAAACGTTAAATCATGATTGAACTAAGTAAATATATTAATTTGGCAGGCAACGTAATACCTCCAGTATTTCCACGTGCATATTTGTTTTCATCTTCTGACATTGATTATAGTATTCCATACACTCGTCGTTATTTTGTAAAAAAGGTCAACGATAACGATGTTATTGAGGTTGAGGGTGACAATTTTAAAAATGTACCAGATAATATCTATCAAAAAGTGAGTATCAACTGGCAAGTTTCAGGAATTCAACGTAGTGTCATTAATGATGGAAAGGTGATACAAGAAGGCGCTTACGAGTACAATCGTAAACAAGTTAAGTTGGCAGAAAAATACATGCCGGGGTTAACAATGAGAATTAGTGAAAAATACTTGGCAGGATTTAAAAGTTGACTTTTTGAAAAGATCACGATATGTTATTGTCAAGTGAACCAATTGACAAAAATTTCATCTGAAATAGGAAAAAAAGATATTATTATGGATGTTATTCCGTTATCGGAATCTACGCATCCTACGGTTACACAACCGTGTTTGGTTCTGATTAAGATAGTACTCACTGATCAATTTTACTGTCTTCATATCGACAGTTATGATGACTTTACATGCTACAAAAAAAGTGAAATTGAACAATTTTTGAATAAACGTCGTGGACGTATTTTTTGTTTTTCAAAACGAAAGGTTTTGCATCAACTAAACGTCAACAATCTTTTGGATTTATCTCTGGTTTGTTTTATTGAACAAGGTGACACTATTGAACAGGATGACTATGACACGTCATCACATTTGTTTTTTAAAAACAAATATCAAAACCACAATGAGATAAATAAAATTATTCCAGCCAACAATCACATATCACGGTTTCTGGATATGTGTGAAGACGTTAAAGTTTATGTCAAAAAGAAATATGACGATTCATACCATGTTGTAAATAGTGCAATTATTGAAACTCTTCAATCAATTGAATCACACGGATTACAAATTGATTCGGAACAATTTGAGAAACACTTTCCAGAAAGGAAACACTTGGTTATAAATAATAAAGTATATACTGAGTATAATATTTTTACATCAACTGGACGGCCAAGTAATCGATTTGGAGGTATCAACTATTCGGCACTCAATAAAGACAATGAATGTCGTAAAAGTTTTGTATCGCGACACGGCAATGATGGATTATTGGTGATGTTGGACTATAGTGCGTATCATCCACATATCATTGGAAAGTTGATTCGATACAATTTTCCGGAAGGAGTAAATATTTATCGTTATTTGGGTCAATATTATTTCAAAACTGAAGATCTTTCTGAAGATCAGTTGAAGAAGTCGAAAACGTTAACGTTTCAACAATTATATGGGTCCATTTCAGAAGAATATGTTAAAATTCCTTATTTTGCGAAGATTCGTGAATATATTCAACATCGATGGGAATTTTTTAATGAATTTGGGTACATTGAAACGCCAATTTTCAAGAGACCGATTACCAAGAATCACTTGAAAGACGCAAATCCAAATAAATTGTTTAATTACATTCTACAAGCGTCTGAAACTGAGTTTTCAGTTCAAAGTTTGATGGATATCAATCGATATTTAACAGACAAACTGACAAAACCGGTTCTGTATACGTATGATTCAATTTTGTTTGACGTAAATAAGTTTGAAGGAACAACGGTGTTGATGGAAATTACAAGATTAATGCAAAATCAAGGATTTCCAACCAAGTGTTATTTTGGACAGAATTATCATGACATGCAAACTGTAACTATTTAAAAAGTTCAGTTTTGGTAAGATACACAATATTTATTAGATATTGTGTCGTCATGAATAAAGCCAAAATTATAAATGATATCCTTCTTGAATATTCTCTTTTAGTAGAGGATGGTGGAATCTCCAAAGTTGATGCTGACAAGTTATTAACCGCTATTGAAAACTGTGGATATAGTGAGTATTTTTCACCAACAACTGTTCAGAAGATTGTTGAGGCTGACACAAAGATCGGTTCTTCGAAATATTTGACCGATGATGAAATTAAATCGTTCAACGTCATGGTTGGACCATTGAGACGTGCTGGTGATTTCAATGACAATGATTTGAAGCAAGTTGATCTAAGTTTGGCTTATAACAAGCCAGCAGAACGTTTTCCGGGCGATGTTCATGTACCCAATGGTTTGACCTACGACGAAATGGTTGACTTGGTTTCAAATCCAGAAAAACGCAAAGAGTATGGAATCCCTGAAAACCTTGAATTAAATTTCACAAATTCAAACACAAAGTTAAGACTTAAGTTTGGACCCAAGTTGGTCTCAATGATCAACGTGCCACAGGGATTGAAAATTGGCACTCCCGGTTGGAGATCTGTTTTGTTGTATTTGCAATTGTACCGTTCACTTGGTGATTTGTTGAAATCAAAGACAGTTAAGGCAAGTGGCATTGAACAAGAAAAGATCAAGGCTGATCAACTTAACGAGTGGCTCAAAGAAAACAATCCAGAGAAAGTTGTATTTGATCTTCATGTTTGGGACAAGGGAGAACACGTTAACACTGGTGTAAAAGTTGATTCTGCTATACACCTACAATTGGGTACTGGAGAAAAGGCAGACATTGCCATGTTGGAACGTGGGCGTGAAGTATTTTGGATTTCCTTCAAGGGTGGTGATTTCAAGGAGGGAATGAGTACCAGTGAATTGGCAAATGTTGATTTTCCACAATATGGTGGATTCGTTGGATTGGATGACATTTATAAGACTGACAAAGTATGGTTGAGTGTCAAATCAAAGATGGTATCTGGTATTGTTAAGAACTATCCAAATCGTATTGAAGTCAATCCAAAGACTACTACATTTGATGAAAAGGGCAATCTTGTTAATTTTAACGGTGTTCCCGCCATTGAATCACTAAAGGGTCAAGGTGAAATGTACAATCTATTGATTGGTGCATTTAAGAAGGGATTTTATCGATTTGTTACAGATCCTAACACTAAACGTAAGTATCTGTACATGATGAACAACTTTGATGCTTATTTGGATTTCTTGGATGGATCACCAAAGACCAAAGAAATTGCAGGAAAAGCAATTTATGGTACCGATTTCACTTTGGATAAGAGCAAGCCATTTAGTCGTCAAAATTGTAGTATTTTGATGCAATCAAGAACTCCTTTGATTATGTCGAGAATTCCTAGCAAGTCAAAGAAAAATATACAATTGTTGATTAGAACAGATGAAAACGGACACGTGTTGTTCAATCCAAATCTTCCTTTGCCAAAGAACGCTCAAGATCCATTTCAAAAGTACAAACCGGTGATGTATTTTAGAAGTGGAACAAACGAACAGTTTACTACGAATTACAATGGTGATGGATATATGTTCATGAGAGCCAGAATCGTAGTCATTCCAGCAGCTAAGATTGCTCCAAAGGCAATTAATCTTGCAAGTTAAAAATGAAAAAGACTTACAAAAACATTTCAGACTTTTTGCTTTCTGAACTCTGTTTAGATAACAGAGTTGAGGATGGTATATTTGATATATTCAACAACGATCACATGGATGTTCTACGAGAAAAACTTGTAGAAATGGGAATTCCAAAAAGTGAAGTTGTTGAATTAGCAAATAAAGTTATTGAGGGTAAATATCCAGAAAGACAAGCATACAATGTTAAGGGTATTTTGGTTACATTCCCCAACGCGGAATATAAACAACGTGCAATACGTCGTGGAACTCATTTTGAGGAAGATCCAACCAAGGGTCAGACCAATTTAGATTTCGACACACCAGCACAACCAGTACAAGAACCTACATCATCAAATGAAAAACGTATTGAAATTGAGCCAGGTGTTCAAGAACCTAATCAACAAACTGTTCAACAAAACATCAGTACAACCGATCAGTCAACCAGTCAATCCACCAGTCAAGGTCAATCCGGAGTTGACACAACCGATCTCGAAACCAGAAGTTTCGATCAAAAAGAAAAAGACGCCGAAGAAGTCGAAAAAATCCTAACGACAGAATTTACGTTGGAAGAGGCTGTAAATAACAACTGGATCAAAAACAAAGGTCGTTGGTATAATTCTGACGGACTATTAGTTGGTTACGAATGGTATAATGTAAATAGTCAAAAAACCACAATATTGTCCACAAGATGAAAGATACACAATTACTTTGTACGTTTTCTATACCTATTGAATATAAGTTGGTATTGGAACAGATCAAATCTTTTTATAAATTATCAAACAATAAGATTTTTATTTTTAATAACGAAAAAAATAATAATGAGTTATATTTGACTTATAATATTGTTTACACAGAGTCCGGTTTAAAAAAACTGCCTAATACTATTTCTATACATCGTAAAAAACAAACCAATACTTTGTATACGTTAAATGCCATGAATAAGTTGATTACTGAAGAAAACAATGGCGTTTTTGATAAGTCATATCAGTTAAATTGGGAGTATTATAAAAACTCATTAATTATAACAAATGAGGTATCGGTTAAAATAATTTCTTTGAAGATTTTTGACGTAATAAGTTGACTTTTTCGAGTACGTTCACTATAGTTATACCAGAATTAGTTATACTGTTTGATTTCGAGTGAAATTAAACAAATTAGCTAATTACTATTTAACAATTAATTAATAAATAATTATGGCAATCGACTTGTCTAAAATCAAGAGCCGTTTGAACTCTCTTTCAAACACAAATAATAAAACTCAAATTATTTGGAAACCAAAGCCTGGTAAGCAAACTATTCGTATCGTACCTTATCGATATCAACCAGATTCACCGTTTATTGAACTCAAGTTTCATTACGGCATCAATAACAAGACGTATCTATCGCCTGATAGTTTTAATCGTCCTGATCCTATTGTCGAGTTTAGCAATAGACTCAAGAAGACTGGCTCCAAGGAAGATTGGCAGACCGGACGTAAGATGGAACCCAAGATGCGTACTTTCGCTCCAGTGATCGTTCGTGGTGAAGAACATGAAGGTGTCAAGTTCTGGGGATTCGGAAAGCAAGTATATCAAGAGATTCTATCGGTCATGGCTGATCCAGATTACGGTGATATTACTGATCTATTGTCAGGACGTGATATCGTGGTTGAGTTTCGTACTGCTGATGACAGTGGTAAGAGTTATCCAGAAACCTCAATTCGTGTAAAGCCTAACTCTACACCCGCTGTTGATCCTAAGGATACTAAGATGATTGAGGCAATCAAGAGTCAGCCAGATATTCTTGATTTGTTCCCAGAACCTAAGTATGATGAACTTAAGGAGGTTATGAATGCATGGCTAAATCCTGAGGAAGCTCAGTCTGAGACTGTCACCAACTCAGTTGTTGACGACGAGGATACTCAACCAGTCGCTGTAGCAGCTATTGCTCAGTCGGACGATGTGAGTACTAAGTCTCCAACTCCTAGTAAGCCCGCAAGTACTGGTAAGTCTCCAAGTGCTAGTTCAGCAAAGTCAAACACCGAAGACCTAACAAAGGCGTTTGATAATTTGTTCAGTAATTAATAAATCACAATAGGAGAGGTGATGGGCAAACTGTCACCTCTCCTTTTTAGTTTTGAAAAAAGTTATGACAGAAGATACACAAAAAAAGAAAAAGAAATCAACTCATGTAACTCATGAAGTTGAATCACAACGAGATGAACTAGTTGAGTCTCTCGCTGATGTTCTAAACAAGGCCAATAAAGACGCAGGTAAGTGTGCGTTTTTTTTGGATCAAAAGGAAGATCCATCCACGATAACGGATTGGATCAGCACAGGTTGCGACATATTGGATCTCGCAATTTCAAATCGTCCACATGCAGGTATTCCAGTTGGACGTATAACCGAAGTTACTGGACTTGAAGCATCGGGTAAGAGTTTGTTGGCAGCTCATTTGCTTGCGGAAACTCAAAAGAAGGGCGGACTTGCAGTGTTTATTGACACAGAACAATCAGTTTCACAAGACTTTTTGGCTGCAATCGGAGTTAACGTACCAAAGATGTTGTATGTTGATGCTCACACGGTAGAAGACATCTTTGAAAAGATTGAAACACTGATTACTCATGTTCGCAAGTCAAATCGAGACCGTCTTGTTACAATCGTTGTTGATAGTGTTGCTGCGGCATCAACCAAGGGAGAATTGGAAGCAGATCATGGTAAGGATGGTTTTGCTACTGGTAAGGCAATTATCATTTCTAAGGCGATGCGTAAGATTAACGATATGATTGGTAGACAACGTATTGCGTTGATTTTCACTAATCAGCTACGTGTAAATCTTCAGGCAGCAATGTTTGGAGACAAGTATACTACTAGTGGTGGTAAGGCTATTCAGTATCATGCTAGTGTTCGTCTTCGTTTGAAGGGTATGGGAGCACTGAAGGTTACTCAGAATGGTGAACCTGCCCATATTGGTGTCAAGACACGAGCAGTCGTTGTAAAGAATCGTATGGGTCCGCCTATGAGATTTGCTGACTTTAATATCTACTTTGATAGTGGCATTGATAATTATGGTAACTGGATTGAGGTGTTGAAGAAACACTCAATTATTACAGGAGCGAAATCACCATATTCTTATACTAAGAACAATGGTGAAATTGTTAAGATCGATACCAAGACGTTTGCTAAGGACGTAAAGGTTGATAACGAACTTCGTGAGGAGCTGTATCAAAAGATTGCTGATGTTACGATCATGAAGTATAAGTCACCTGACAGTGAAATTCGTGAGGATGTGGAAGTAGATTCTTCTGAAGATGCAGAAGAAGTTGGTGGAGAAGCTGAAGAATAATAATATATGAGTTTTAATCAAGACGAAAAAAAGAGATTGTTCTCTATCTTTGAAAATATTTCACAAGAAGATAAGAATAAAGTATCTAATCGAAATCAAAATTCCGATATTCTCTTGATTGATGCGCTAAATACATTTATTCGCGCTTATTCGGTAATGCCATCCATGAATGAAGATGGTCTTCATACGGGTGGCATTGCCGGATTTCTTAAAAGTATGGGATATGCAATTAAATTGCTTAACCCCACTCGATGTGTTGTTGTATTTGATGGTAATGGTGGGAGCATGAAACGTCGTAAGATTTATCCACAATACAAAGATAAACGACACACAAAAATTCGTCTTAACAGAGCATATTCAGAATTGTCTACATCTGACGTAGAAGAAAAGAATATGAAATCTCAACTGTTGAGGTCAGTTCATTATTTGGATTGTTTGCCAGTTTCAACTATGGCAATTGACCATATTGAAGCAGACGATACTATTGCTTATATTGCACAACAATACTGCAAGGACAGTAATGTTACTATAATGAGCGCTGACAAAGATTTTCTACAATTAGCCAGTGAAAAAGTCAAGATTTGGAGTCCTACTAAAAAGAAACTATATGGATGTGTTGAGATTTTAAATGAATACGGCGTTAGTTGTCAAAATTATATTTGGTATAGAGTTTTAGAAGGAGACGTATCCGATAATATCGACGGCATACAAGGCGCTGGCTTAAAAACGGTCATCAAGTGTTTTCCTTTTTTTGCTGAGAATCGACACGTAGAACTAGACGAGATTTATAATTACTGTGAAAATAATCAAAGTAAGTATAAATTGTATCGTACTATACTTGAAAACAAAGATGTTGTAGAACGTAACTATACGTTGATGCAGTTGAAAGACACGGAGGTTCAAAGTTTCTCACAACTCCGTATTAATGAAATACTAGATAAGCCAACACAGAAGCTGGACCGAGTTGGTTTTTCTAAATTGGTCACTGAAGATAAAATGTGGAGTAACATTCCCAATTACCAAATATGGCTCAATGAATGTTTTGGTAAGTTGACCACGTTGGTGAGATAATAAATCAATAAAATAAGTATACAAATAGGAAAATATAACCTACACTGGTTATGTAGTAAAATATTATTAATTATGAGCGAAAATCACGTTATAGACAATTTGAAGAAGTTTGGATCTGAATTCCAAATCAAATGCATATCTGGAATTCTTAGCGATAAGACTTTCTTGGAGAGACTTTCTGATATCATTGATCCAACTTCATTTGAATCAGATGCACATCAATGGATTGTAAAACAAACTGTATCGTACTTTATGCATTATAAAGATCTACCTACACTTAATGTATTTAAGATAAAGGTGGATGGAATTGAAAACAACGTATTGAAAGAAAGTGTTGTTTCACAACTTCGTAATGTGTATCAAAAAATCACAGATAGTGATTTAAAGTTTGTTAAAGAACAGTATCTTGAATTTTGTAAGAGTCAAAAACTCAAGAGTGCAATTATGGACAGTGTTGGTTATCTGAAACAGGGTAATTATGAACAAGTCAAAGCATTGGTTGACAATGCAATGAAGGCTGGAATGGAACGTAATATTGGTCATGACTATATGACTGAAGTTGAAAAACGTATGAGTGTTATGGCTCGTAACACGGTAAAGACCAACTGGAACGAGGTTGATACCATTATGGACGGTGGACTGGCGGCTGGTGAACTTGGAATTATCACGGCTTGTGCTGGTGCTGGAAAAAGTTGGGTTCTTGCCAAGATGGGAGCTGAGGCGATGAAACAAGGTAAGAACGTAGTTCATTTTACTCTTGAGTTGAATGAAAACTATGTGGGTCTTCGTTATGATAGTTGTTTTACAGGAATTGATTTCCAAAATATTCGTAACAATGTGGATATTGTCCGTAATAAGATTGAACAAGTGCCTGGCAAGTTGTTCATCAAGTATTTTCCAATTAAGACTGTCAGTGCACATCATTTGAAGATGCATGTCGAACGTATTGCTATGTTGGGAAGTAAGATTGATATGATTGTCGTCGATTATGCTGATATTCTACGACCTTATCAGAGTGACCGTAATAGCAATAGTTACAGTGAAGCAGGTGGTATATATGAGGAACTTCGTAGTGTTGCGGGTGAATTGCAAGTACCTATTTGGAGTGCTTCACAGAGTAATCGTGCTGCTATGGATGAAGATATTATTCAGGCAAACAATATTTCGGATTCATATCGTAAGATCATGACAGCTGACTTTGTTATGTCACTTAGTCGTAAAGTTACCGATAAAGTTGCTAATACTGCACGGTTTCATATTATTAAGAATCGTTTTGGTCCTGATGGAATGACATTTCCTGCCAGAATGAACGCTGGATGTGGTGATATTCAAATTTTTGCTGAAAATTCGAAGGATGGTATGGCTATTATTAACGAAATGGGAGACAGTGAGAATTTGGTTAAGAAGGCATTGTCAAACAAGTGGAATACTCACATGGGAGATGATGATGATGAATGATAGTATGTAACAGTCGGAAAACATTAAAAAAATTATAAAAAATCAACATCAACATATAAAATTTAGAGTGAAAGTATCATAGTTATTTTTTGTCTATATGAAAAAAGAAATCTTTATTAAAAAAAGAAGCGGATTATTGGAAAAATTCAATGCTGATAAAATCAACAAGGTTTTACAATGGGCAACTGAAGGTATTAAGAATGTCTCGTTTGAAGAAGTCGCAATGAACGCACATTTGTCGTTCTTTGATGGAATGTCATCTGGTGCAATTCATGCAATGTTGATTGAAGCTGCCTCAAATTTGATTTCAATCGAAAAGCCAAATTATCAATTTGTGGCATCAAGGTTGATGAACTACCAACTTCGTAAAAAGGTGTGGGGAGGAAAGAATCCTCCTAAGTTGTATGATCTTTTAAAGACCAATATTGATAAGTTGGTGTACGATGACGCTATCTTGGATTGGTATTCCAAAAAGGATTTTGACAAATTGGATGAATATTTGAAGCATGATCGTGACTTTGATTTTTCTTATGCTGGAATCAAACAGTTGTGTGACAAGTATCTGATTCAAAACCGTAGTACTAAGGAGATCTACGAGACTCCGCAATTCGCTTATATGCTAATTGCAATGACTTTCTTCAAGGACTATAGTGATAACCGTATTGAGTACGTCAAGAAGGCCTATAACTACTTCAGCAAACATAAGATCAACCTTCCAACTCCAATTATGGCAGGTGTTCGATCAGTTATGAAGAGTTATGCTTCATGCAGTTTGTTTACCGTTGATGATACACTCAAAAGTATCTTCAGCAACAACACTGCTGTTGGATTTGCAACCGCTAGTCGTTATGGAATCGGACTCAATTTGAGTCGTTTGCGTGCTACAAACGCCCCAATCCGTAATGGTGAAGTGATTCATACCGGCCCAATTCCTTTTGCCAAGGCTTTTGAGTCTACTGTGAAGTGTTGTCACCAGAATGGTATTCGTGGCGGTAGTGCAACAGTCAATTTTGCATGGTTTCACTACGACATCATGGATATTTTGGTATTGAAGAACAACGCTGGAACGGATGATAACCGTGTTCGTAAGTTGGATTACTGTATTGGTCTTGATAAGTTGATCTTTGAACGCTTCTTGGAGAACAAGGACGTGACATTGTTCAGTTATCATGAGTGTGCAAGTCTCTGGAACACATTTGGATATCCCGAATTTAAGGAGAAGTATGAAAAGGCTGAAGCTAACAAGAACATCAAGTTCAAGAAGACGGTCAAAGCTCGTGAATTGATGGGTCTTCTTGCTAAGGAACGTATTGAAACCGGGCGTATTTACACAATGTTCGTGGATCATGCAAATGAACACGGTAGTTGGTTAGATCAAGTTGATACGAGCAATCTTTGCCTTGAGGTGAATCATCCTTTGATTCCTATTGAGGATGTGAATGATCCTAATGGTGAGATTGGAGTGTGTATTTTGGCCGCTGTAAATTGGTTGGAGATCAAGGATGACGATGAAATGAAGAACGTTTGTGACGTTATCGTTCGTATGTTGGATTCTTTGATTGAACACCAGAACTATTTCGTTCCTGCTGCTGAAAACTTCGCTAAAAAGCGTCGTAGTCTTGGTGTTGGAGTGAGTAACTTGGCTGCTCTACTTGCTAGAGAGGGTTTGAAGTATTGGGATAAGGATGCTCCAAACTTTGTTGCCAAGTGGATGGAGAAGATGAGTTACTACTTGATTGAAGCGAGTGTTGAAATGGCTAAGGAACGTGGTGTATGTGAAAAGTTTGATCGTACTAAGTTCAGTAAAGGTATTTTGCCAATCGATACATACAAGAAGGACATTAATGAATTCATTACTGAACCATTACACATGGATTGGGAAGGATTGCGTGTTAAGATTAAACAACATGGAATGCGTCATAGTACATTGACTGCTTGTATGCCTGTTGAATCCAGCAGTGTTATTCAGAGTAGTACCAATGGAATCGAACCTCCACGTAGTTTGATTAGTTACAAGGGCAGTAAGGCTAACATTTTGCCGGTAGTGGTACCTGGCATCGATAAGTATAGTGAAAATTATACGTTTGCGTTTGACATGCCGGATAATAGTGGGTACCTTAAGGTAGCAGCTGCTATTCAGAAGTTTACTGATATGAGCATCAGCACCAATACGTACTATGTTCCGTCACGTTATTCTCAAAACAAAGTTCCTGTTCAAGAGGTAATTAAGGATATTTTGTTGGCATACAAGTATGGTATCAAAAATCTGTATTATGCTAATACAGATGACGGTGACAAACAGACTGCAATGGAAGATAATACAGATGACGGTGACAAACAGACTGCAATGGAAGATAATAAACAAAACGTTAAAGTTATTGAACCTAAAATTGAAGAAGAGTCAACTGGGTGTTCCAGTGGGGCTTGTGCTATGTAAAATATGAAAACTGTATTGAATAAAAAGAATATCGACCAACTGAGAAACCCAATGTTTTTCGGTGAAGATCTATCTCTTCAGAGATATGATAAAATTAAGTATCAAAAGTTCTATGAACTTTATGATCAACAACTCAACTTTTTTTGGCGTCCTCAAGAAGTGAACCTTGTAAAGGACATTAGTGACTACAAGGTGTTGTCTGATGAGGAACGGTTTGTGTTTGATAGCAATCTTAAGTTTCAGACCATGACCGACAGTATGTTGAGTCGTAGTATTCACGAATTGATGAAGCATTGTACAAATCCAGAACTGGAAATTTGTATGAATACTTGGTCGTTTTTTGAAACTATCCACAGTAACAGTTATACATACATTCTTAACAATGTTTATCCAGATGCTACCAAGTTCTTTGATAGTGTATTAGAAGACGAAGAAATTGTAAAACGCGCTAAAGCTATTAGTAAGAAGTATGACGAACTATTGGCACCATCAGATGACGTTAAACAACAGTTGTTTGATGCTATTCTTGCTACGCAGATCACTGAGGGATTGATTTTCTATGTGAGTTTTGCTTGTAGTTTCTATTTTGGATTTCGTGGAAAGATGGAGGGTAATAGTAAGATTATTAAGTTTATTAGCCGCGATGAAAATCTACACGTGGCTATTACCCAAAATATTATGAAGAACTGGATTAATAACCCAGAAGAAGGATTCCAAGATATTGTTAAGAAGAACGAAGACAAAATCTATGCTGCATATGAAATGGCAGTTAATGCAGAAAAAGACTGGGCTGATTATCTTTTCAGTAAAGGTAATCTAGTAGGTTTGACCAGTGAAAGTCTAAAACACTATATTGAATGGTTGGCAAACAATCGTTTATCTAGTATGGGATACAAAAAGATTTACAGTAATGCTAAGGTAAATCCTCTATCTGGATGGTTGGATAGTTATTATGATAGTAAAAAGTTACAAGTTGCTCCTCAAGAAACAGAATTGAGTAGTTATGTCAAAGGAGTGGATAATACCATCAATGATGATGCTTTTGATGGATTTAAACTCTAATTGAGGTCAATTGTCAAAAAGAACACCCTCTAAAAGGGTGTTCTTTTTTTGTTATTATATGTAAACTTCGTATATTTATAGGTATAATATGAAAATTGACCAATTCCGCCAACTTATTTCTGAGAGTATTAAGGAAGTTCTTGTAGAACGTGCTGAAAAAAAGAAACGTTTAAATGAAAACAAAAAACTTTCTGTATTGTTAAAGAGTTTGATTGCTGAAATAATTGAAGAAAAAACAATAGAGTTTGATAAAACATGTGTCCAGATGGAAGAAGAATTGAATAGATTGGCACAAGGCATCAATAAAACATACAGTGTTAAGAAAAACGATGCTGGAAACTTTGAATTATGTGGATGTGAACCATATCACATTCATATTAGACCACGTTGGAACAACAATTTTGAAATTTTGGCATACAAAGACAAAATTGATAGAACTAAGAAGATTGGATGTGATTATGACGAAGTAAAAGACTTTCTAAAGTCGTTTTTGACTAGCGATAAAGAAAATTATATTAATGCTGCATATAACAAATCAGCAGAAAATAGCGTTGATAAGGAAAAAAAGAAGAATCAAGGAGATAAACCGCAAGAAACTGATGAAAAAGTGGTGGATGCTGTTAAAAAGGAAGAAGATTTGCCAGATAAACCAATGCAAGATGTGAATCTTAAGAAGGTTGAAAAGCAATCTGATCACTCTTTGAAGGGCGAAAAGGCCAAATACAAGTATCCTAAACAAAAGGATGACAACTTGACTGTTAAGTTTAAGTGAGTTGATCGAATATGGGTACAGTCTGTATGGTCAAACCACTGTCGGATAAAACCTATGAAAAAAATTATTACTAAATCATTGTTAGTTGCCGCATTACTCAGTACTTTTTCTGTTAATGCCGGTCACTTCAGTTGGGGAGTTTCCATTGGATTTGGTGGACCAGTATATTGTCCACCACCAGTTGTTTATGCTCCCGTGGTTTATCAGCCACAAGTGGTCGTAGTCCAACAACCGGTGGTTCAACATGTAGTGTATCCACAACCAGTGGTTATAGTTGCTCCACCGCCGGTAGTTTATTATCCATCTCCTACGATCTGGATTGGTGGTGGTCACCATCATCATGGACATAGACGTTAAATTTGATTCAAAAAACTACTTTGAAAGCCGCTGAAAAAAACAGCGGCTTTTTTGTTGACTTCTTTTAAAGTTGGTGTAGGATAAAGAAAATTAAGTTTATGAAAAACACTAACAAGTCATTCAATCAAATCCTCGATTCCGCTCTTTCTAAGAAGCCGGATAATGTTATTATTTCGGACATCAAGTGGAAGTATCTCGTTCGATCCGTTCTTTATGGAAAGAACGTGTTGATGGTTGGACCTACCGGATGTGGCAAGACGCTTGCTGCCCAAACAGTTGCCAAGACATTTAACCGTCCATTCTTTTACTTCAACATGGGGTCTACCCAAGATGCTCGTAGTGCTCTTATTGGTAATACTCACTTTGAAAAGGAAACGGGAACAATTTTCAGTGAATCTACTTTTGTAAAGGCAATTCAAACTCCAAACGCTGTTATTCTGTTGGATGAAATTAGTCGTGCTCATCACGACGCTGCAAACATCATGATGACTGTACTTGATACTCTTCAACGATATCTTCGATTGGATGAAAAGAAGGACAGTGAAGTTGTTAATGTTGCATCTGGTGTATGTTTCATTGGAACGGCTAATATTGGCAATCAATATACTGCTACCCGTGTTATGGACCGTGCTCTTATGGATCGATTCTCTGTTAAGATTGAAATGGACTTTCTTGACAAACAGTCCGAATTCACTTTGATGATCAATCGATTTGGAATTGATACAAATGATACGAATTTGGTTAATACGATTACTTCTATCTGTGATATTTCCGCTCATACCCGTGATCAATATCGCCAGGAAGATGGCAAGATTACCAACTTTGTTTCAACTCGAGCGGTTTGTGAAATGGTTGAACTTGCCAAGGATGGATTTAGTCTTAAGGAAATTGCTGAAAGCGTAATCTATCCGGAGTTTTCTTCTGATGGTGGAGTTGATAGTGAACGTACTTACATCAAACAAGTTGTTCAAAAGTATGTTCCAAGTGAAGCTACAAATGATCCGTTGATGAACGATCCGTTGAAGAAGAATCAACCTCCTTTCTAAAAAAAGTCATTGACTTTGTTATAATGCTGGTGTAGGATATTAACACAATGAAAAACAAATCTACTATTCACTCTGACTTTTGGTTGGATGAGTTTGATGACTTTGATGATTCCGTTACGATGGACGATACTACTCGTCTGATTCGTCTCAACATGAATCGTCGTGCTGTTTCAAATTTTGTTAGTATTCTCACCAGCAAGTCTATTCCTGTCGTTTTTAACGACGAAAACGTAAATGCAACCAATGGAAATATTGTTCATCTATCCGCTGATATTGAAAAGGCTGAAGACTTTGACAGTACGGTTGGACTTGCCCTACATGAGGGATCTCATATTTTGCTCAGTGATTTTCGATTGATTGCTGATATTTGGCAGAACGTTCCTCGTAGTCTATATAATATTGCTGAGACTAAAGGTTTCAGCAAAACGGAAGTTGCTTCATATATTAAGACTATATTGAATATTATTGAAGATAGGTATATTGATAACTTTGTTTACAATTCTGCTCCGGGATATCGTGGTTATTATTTGGCATTGTACGAAAAGTACTTTAATAGTCCACATGTTAAGACACTGTTGACTACTGATTTGTATCGGTCTACCACGGTTCAGTCGTATGAAGCGAGACTGATCAATCTAATGAATCCTCATACTGATTTGGATGCATTGCCTGCTTTTAGAAAGATTGCTGAGTGCATTGATGTTGCTAATATCAGCAGACTTAAGACTCCTAAGGACCGTTACGAAGTGGCGTTGCAAGTTTGTGAAATGATTTATGAGAATGTTAGTATTGATGACCAACAAAAAGAGAATGAGTCTGCTCAATTGGAAATGAGTGGCAGTGGCAGCAGTAATGAATCTCAAGTTGTGGTTGTAGTCAATTCCGGATCAGATGATGGTTTTGGTGGAATTGAAACAGAAACAAATCCAGTTGGTACTGACAAGTCTGAAGAAAAGACAAAGAAAGACAATGATAAGACGTGCATTTCCAAGAGCAAATTGAAAGCAATTGAGAAGGCTCTTAATAAACAACGTGACTTTTTGTCTGGTAAAATCAAGAAGAAGAAGGTTAACAGCCGTGAAAATTGTATTCTTGAAGACTTGGAGAAGGCAGGTGTAACTATTGTGAATGTAGGAGCCAATCTAGATGATACTACAGTTATTACTAACGGTGTTGACTGTGTAGTCGTGAAGAATTTTACCAAGGAATTTGCTTTGTCAGATAGTTGTCCTTGTGTATTGGTTGATAGGGATAAAAATCCATTTCCAAAGAATGTTGATGCTGTAAATCGTGGCATTCAACTTGGTAACCTTTTGGGAAAACGTCTTAGTATTCGCAGTGAAATTAACACTACTAAGTATATGAGAAAGTCTACTGGTAAGATTGATCGTCGTGTACTTTCTGATTTGGGTATTGATAATGAGAATGTTTTTTATCGTATTGACACAGATCAGTATAAGAAAGGATTCATTCATATTTCAATGGATGCTAGTGGAAGTATGCAACACGCTAATAAGTGGACTAATACAATTACCAGCGTCACTGCTATTTGTAAGGCAGCATCCATGATCAGTAACATTCGGGTTAGTGTTAGTATGAGAACTACTGGACAGAATGGTCTTCCATATATTGCTATGGTATATGATTCTGCCAAGGATTCGTTTAACAAGGTTCGTACTATTTTTCCGTATCTTTATTGTAACGGAAGTACCCCCGAAGGATTGTGTTATGAAGCCATTATGGATCTACTCAAGGAATGTGGCGAATACGAAGACTGTTATTTCCTAAATTTTTCAGATGGCGAACCCACATATAGTTATAATAAACGTGGTAACTACATGTCTTATGGTCCCAAAAATGGAGGTATTCATACTCGTAAACAGGTGAATAAGATTCGTGGAAAGGGATATAAGGTGTTGTCATATTTTATTGCAGAAACAGCAATTAATAAAATAAAGGTTGACAGTGCTAGTTATGGACCGTATGTTTGTTTCAAAACAATGTATGGTGCTGATGCAAGATTTATTGATGTGACTAACATCATTAGTGTTGCTAAGACAATGAATGAAATGTTTTTGAGCAGTAATAGTAAAATTTAACAAAAAAAATAGAAAGGTAAATATATAACATGAAAAAGACAAATCGACAGAATAAGACAGGACTCAACGTTAACTGGCCTAATGGTTTTTATACCATGGATATCAGTGAGTCTCACCCCAACATTACAAATCTCTGGGATCAGAACCGGCATTTTGCCGCTTTGATTACGCTTCGGGTTCGTCTCACAAATGCACTTGAGAATAATCAAGTTGTTAAGTTGGGTACAATCAAGGGAAGTAAGGGTCGTCCCAAGTTGGTTTTTGCCAACGTTCCTGTTTCTCAAGAAACTATTGATGCAGCTCGTACTGCAGGAGTTATCCTTGAGGATAACATTCCTAATGTAGTGAATGTTGTTAATGTTAAGCCAACTGAGATTGAGACTACTGAGAGTGTTGAAACCACGGTTCATACAGAAAACGACGTTCCTCAGACTGTTTAAAATAAAGATGGTGGTGTCATTCTCTTCTATGTATATGAGTTGTAAAAACTCATTATTATGAAGAGAAAACATTATTATTATTTTGAATTAGCTAAGGGAGATGGTTATCTTTTATATGATGGGGAGAATCTAATAGAATTAGATTCTCCTCTTTCTATTGGCGATGAACGTGAAGTTAAGAATGCAGTAACTAAACTTCCTAAAGATAAAAACGGTAAAATGCCAATTGTGACTTATTCTGAACTAACAGATGTTAAGATATCATCATCTAAGATAGTGTTTGACTTTAAGCGTGGTACTACTATAGACTTTGAAGAACGAAATAAAAAGAAAACCTAATGAATCAATTTTTCCAAATAGACGATTTTCCATATGACTTAGAAAAACAAAAGTTCATAGACAATATGAACTATTTGAAGTCTATGAGCGTAGAAGAAGCTACGTTTTATAAGAAATGGGAAGAGGTTAGAGAGTATCGTGATTTTGCGTCCCGATCAGATGATGTTAAGTACAAAATCTGGAAGCCAACTGATATTTACAATGAAGAATTGACGTTGAAAGAATTGGATGAATTGAATCCCACTATGGTTCATGTTGAAACGGAACAACAAGAATTGGATTGGTTGATGTTGCGTGTATTTTGTCATACGATGGAGTTTAGTCAAACTCCGGGTAGGTTTTTGAAGTTTCTCATCACAGATGGTAACAGTGAGCGCACACGGTACCTAGGAGCGGTTTCTGTATCAAGTGACGTTATTACCATTACGGATCGTGACAAGTATATTGGATGGACTCCAAAGAACAAGTTGGAAGAGGGCAAATTGACGCATAGTGCGATTGGAAGTTGTATTATGAGCACTCAACCGTTTGGATATAACTTTTTAGGTGGTAAGTTGGTTGCGTGTTTGGTCACATCATCTGTTGTTAGAGATGTTTGGAAGAAACTTTATAATCAAACCTTGGTTGGCATGACTACCACCAGTTTGTATGGTAGTTATAGTATGTATAATAGTTTGAAATGGTGGCACAAGTGTGGTACAAGCACTGGTAAAATACCTATTAAGCCAGACGACCATGTATATCAGATTTGGCACGATTGGATCAAAGAGAACAAATCCGAGGAATATACCAAGAAAATGACACAAAAGGATGATGTATCTGGACCAGTAACAGGTGCTAAACAGCGAGTTATAAGCATGATATTTCAGGAATTGAATATTAAAACTCAAAATTATGTTCATGGATATGAACGTGGTGTTTACTACAGTAGTTTTTATGAAAATACCAAGGAATTCTTACAAAATAAGGTAAATGAAGACCAACTGGTGATGAAAAAGTTGTTTTTTGATGATAAAAAGGCTATTTTGGACTGGTGGAAAGTAAAAGCCAAAGATCGATATTTGAAATTGAAGTCGGAAAATAACCTTAAGAAGGACATATTGTACTATAACTCTATAATGGATATGTCATATAACACAGCTAAGAGTAATTTTTTTCAAGAGGTTGGTAGATAAGTTTATATTTATATAGCACAAGAAACAGGATTTTTTTGTGTTAGACTTTATTTCTTATAACAGATTCAATACGTTTATTGATCGTTTAGTCACAGTACGTACTACTGTGACTTCTACGTCTTACGTAGATAACTCTCCAAATAATTTGTTTACCAGTCCAACTGGTACAATTCTTCAAAAGAGAGGAAATGTATTTTCATATAAATATCCAGGCGATTCTGACTTTACTACTATCAATTATGCCAATAATTCGATAGAAAAACTGTGTAAGAAATATGAGGTGTTATTAAGTGGCGGGGTTAATAGAAATGTAACTTGGATTAAAACGGATAATAGTCCTAATAAAACGTGGGCAAATCGTGGTGTTAGTGTACAAGAGTGTATTATTTGTGAAATAGCACCTTCAGCACCATGTGCAACACCTATTGTTACATATATAATTCCAACATATCCATTGCCAAATTGTTGTGGTGATTTGGGTGATTCTGTGACAATCAATACATTGAGAGTTACTACGTTGATTGTAGACAGCACTACAGATTGTCCTCCATCAACGGCTGGAACGTATGGACAAATCTCAGTTTGTGAAAATTATTTATATATTTACGACAGTGCTGGATGGAAACGCTTTGAACTTTCTAATTATTATTGATTATGGCAGACACATGTGATGAAATTATAGCGGGAACTGCGACAATCACAACATTAATTGTGAATGATCCGGGTTCTTGTACACCTACACCAAGTACTGCTGGTACGTTTGGACAGATTATTGTTTGTGAAAATTACATTTATGTCTACGACGGCGTTCAATGGAAACGTGGTGAGTTGAGCGTATTTTCATAAAAAATACTTTACATAGAACTTTACGCATGATAAAGTATTGTCATGCGTAATTTACGTTTCGGACTTTGTTGTATTTCCCTCAAACTTCAAGAACAGGGAATTCAATCATCTACCATGACTAAAACTCGTTTCCTTCAATTGGAACGAGTCAACGCCGAACGTAGTGTTGCGGATCGGACCCTAAACAACGTAGTTGTAACACGTAAAACCCTAGAGTATTGTGTGTCTCGTAAGTGGAATTACCGTATCAGTAGCGGTATGATGCCGTTGGAAACACTTCCAGAAGCAAATCTTTCAATTGAAACCACTTACAACTTTGACAAAATCAAACGTGAGTTTGAATTGTGTGCATCTGTAATCAAACAAAATAACATTCGTTGTTCGACACATCCCGATCAATTTGTGGTTCCTGCTAGCGCAAATCCCAATGTAGTTCAAAAATCTGTTATTGAGTTGAAAGCTCATGGAAAAATGATGGATTATCTAGGACTTCCACAATCTTATGATGCACCTATCAATATTCATATGAATTGTTTCAAAGGTGCTGATATAAAAGACATCGCAAAGCGTTTTATTGACGTATACAACGATCTTCCTGTGAATGTGAAGAGTAGATTGGTTTTGGAAAACGAAGACAAGCCTAACAGTTGGAATGTGGAACAACTGTATGAACATGTTTATCAACAGACTGGAATTCCCATTACTTACGACAATTTGCACTTTCGGTGTAATCCGGGTCGTCAAACTGCCGACGAAGCAATTTCTATGGCAAAAAACACATGGCAACAATATGTTCCGTTGTTTCATTTTAGTGATAACGACCCCACTGAAAAAAACGTGCGTGCTCATGGATATTATGTCACGTCATTTCCCGAAGAATTTCATAATGCCAATTGTCCGTTAGATTTGGAAATGGAGTTTAAAGCCAAAGATTACGCTATTGAAAAGTTTCAAATCGAATTCAATAAAAAAATGAATTTAGTTGACTAAGACAATAGTTATGATATGATAGAGGTAAGTTAGTTCTAAAACTAATGAAATAAATAAAAAATATAAAAGTTATATGAAGATTATTAATGATTCACGTCGTAAGACGTATTTTGTTCAACGAAAGAATACAACAATTAACACTTATATTGCTGGCCCAACGAATGGCGCACATCGTGCGACTCGTATGACTATTCAGTCGGGAAAGACTCGATTGGATCTTAACGGTCGTCAGATTCGAGCAATTCGTGAAGTACTTGATGCAAGTAAGAATGTTGCTGGTGTTCGTACTCGTAAGAACGTTAAGAAGTAAACACTAAATTATAGAGAGTATGGGAAAGACTTATAGACGCAATTCGGATTCTTTTGAACGTAAGCGTAAGAATAAAAATCGGATGGAAAACTTCAAAGGAAAGTCTAAACCGATGAAATTTGACAAAAATCGTATTTCTGGAAAAGACGACGAAGAATATGCTTAAAAAGATTATAATTACACTATTAGTAATATTATCTTTGTTAACCTATAAGTTTCAATCACTGATACCACTGGGATTTATTCTGGTGGTATTTTATTTGACACAGGTCGATAAGATGTTACTGATCAATAAAAATATTATTGATGAAAATACAGTTCACACTAATAAGGTTATAACAACTTTACTAAACAATCAAAAAGTGTTATTGTCAGATCTTAAACTGTTAAGAAACGAAATCAATAAAAACCATAAGAATGGCAACAAAAAAATCATCAGTAAAGAAGTCAAAAAAGGAATTGACAGACAACAGTAATGTACCAAAAGCATTAGGTTTGTTTGATCATGTCAATCACATTCGTGGTGTACAAAACCCAAAATATTTTTCAACACTGAGTGATGCTGATAAAAAGAGTTTTACTCATGTGATGTTGATGAAGTTTTTGTCAATGGATCGTAATGCTCTTGATTCACTTTCTTATATTGGAAAGTATCAAGATAGTATGCCCTCTGAAAATTTTTATACTGTATTGACGGCTATAGTACCTCGTACCAATCAGTTTCATAAGTATATTAAAGCGGCTAAGAACAATTACGATGACGAGTTTTACAAACTATTGGCGAGGTGGTATGAATGTTCATCATCAGAAGCAGAAGAATATTCTGAGATTCTTGGACAAACGGATGATGGAATCAAAGAAATGATCAATATATGTAAAGCATATGGTTTGACGGATGGTGAAGTAGAAAAGTTAATGACTAATGAAAAATAAACTTTATATTGGAATATCAGGAGTAGCAAGATCTGGAAAAAATCTGTTTTGCGACATTTCTAAGAAAATTATATCTGAAAAATATGGATTGACATGTAGTTCATATGCACTTGCATTTTCTTTAAAGAACGATTGTAAAGAGTTTGTCAAAGATAAATTGGGATTGGATGTATTTACAGAAGAGACTGAAGAAAAAAAGATCTTTAGAGAAATGCTTGTTTGGTATGGTGATGTCAAACGTAAACAATCACATGGACGGTATTGGACTGAAAAGCTTCAATCTGAAATGGAAAAGGATGATTCTGATGTTATTTTTATAACTGACATACGTTATAACTTTTATCCTAAAGATGAGGTATATTGGATCAACAATGATTTGAACGGTAAGTTGATTCACATATCAAAATACACATATGGTTTCCCTACTGATGGTAGACGTATTCGTGGTGATATTGCTAATACAAATCAAAAGATTTGGGTAGAACCTGTCAATGATCATGAACGATGGAACGATCCGAAGGTTAAGGCTGAAGCTGATTATGTTGTCGAATGGCCTCATGTAAAATCAGAAGGTAAAACTTATCAAGATATAATTAATGATGATCAATTAAATAAGATAATATCACCTATATATGAACGTATATTTTCCGTATGAAAGGTATTATTTTATCAGGCGGTACAGGATCTAGGTTATATCCATTGACAACAGTTGTTAATAAACAATTGTTGCCGGTATATGATAAACCGATGATTTATTATCCACTATCAACATTAATTTCTTGTGGAATCAAAGATATTTGCATCATATCATCATATGATTTTCTTCCATTGTACCAAAAGTTATTTGGTGATGGTGAACATTTAGGATTGAATCTGACCTACAAGGTACAACCAAAACCGGATGGTATTGCACAATCGTTTTTGATTGCTGAAGACTTTATTGGTAACGACAGTGTTTGTTTGATTTTGGGTGACAATGTGTTTCACGGATTCAACCGTATGAAGGTCGATTTCACCGGTGCGGTAATATTTGCTTATAAAGTAAACAATCCTCAAGAATATGGTGTAATTGAGTTTGATTCTAACGGCAAAGCGTTGTCTATTGAAGAGAAACCAAAGATGCCTAAAAGCAAATATGCGGTTCCTGGCCTATATTTTTACGACAATAATGTAATTGAATATTCTAGAATATTGAAACCTTCCAAACGTGGTGAATATGAGATCACCGATATCAACCGTAGATATATGGAAGAGGGGAATTTGAATGTAGTAAAAATGCCAAAAGGTACGGTTTGGTTGGATGCAGGGTCACCAACAACATTGGGACAAGCAAGTAATTATGTACAGACTGTACAAGACCGTCAAGGATGTAAAATTGCATGTATTGAAGAAGAGTGTTTAAATCAAAAATTTATCGATCAAACACAATTTGTTAAATTGATAGAAAAAACGCCAAAATCGGAATATAGAAATTATTTAGAATCTGTCATATGATATATATGAACAGTTATGATTTTACTATTAGGCGCATCTGGTTATATTGGCCACGAATTCAATAAACAATTATTTCAAAACGGTTTTCCAGTTAGAACGTGTTCAACTCCTACCAAGGAGTTGACGTATACTCATTTGGATCTGTTACATAAAACATTAAAGTTAACGACTATAGTTAACTGTGCTGGATATACAGGCAAACCAAATGTGGATGCTTGTGAAACTGATAAACACAATACCATTTATGGAAACGTTGTAGTTCCAGAGATGTTATCAATATTTTGCCGTAACAACGGAATTTTACTTGGACATGTATCGTCTGGGTGTATTTATACAGGACGTAGATCAGATGGTACGCCATTCACTGAAAACGACCGTCCAAACTTTAGTTTTGAACAAAACAATTGTAGTTTTTATAGCGGAACTAAAGCACTTGCTGAGGATGTCATTCGACACAATTGGGGCAATCATTATATTTGGAGACTACGTATTCCATTTGAAGAAAAACACAATCCTCGAAACTATTTGTCCAAGATGTTGAATTATAAGAAACTTTTGGATGCTGAAAACTCTATATCTAATAAACAAGATTTTGTTAACGCTTGTGTACAAACTCTTGTTAAAAAGGTTCCATACGGAACATATAATGTTACAAATACTGGTTTTGTGACTACTAAACAAGTTATTGAAAAGATGCAAAAAACAATTGCTAAAGACAAGATCTTTGAGTTTTTTGACAATGAAGATGACTTTTATAAAACGGCTGCAAAAACACCACGTTCAAACTGTGTGATGAGTAATCAAAAGTTGTTGAATGTGGGAATTAAAATGAGAACCGTGGATGAAGCATTGGATAATTGTTTAGAAAATTGGAAAGAATAATATGAAATACACTGAAAAAGTTAAAAGTTGTAGAGTATCAAATGACCCATTGGTTTCATTGTTTACTTTAGGCGATTTGTTTATATCAAACTTTGTCAAGGACCAACCATCGGATGACTATAGGTCGGAAATGAAATTGATGTATTCTCCTACATCAAAGTTGGTTCAGTTGGAACAAGGCGCAGATCCTAACAAAATGTATGGCCAATATTGGTACCGTTCCGGTACGAATCAGACGATGCGTAATCAACTTAAGAACGTGGTTGATAGTTGTATGATGGTTCATACTCCAACTGATAATCCACTATGGTTAGATATTGCGTGTAATGATGGAACATTGTTGAGTTATGTACCATCACCATATTCACGTTTGGGTATTGATCCCGCCGACGATTCTTATACCAAAGAAAGTGTTAAATTTGCTGATCAAGTAGTTCAGGAGTATTTTTCAAAGAATACGTTTGATCGAAGTATTTTTAAAGGACGAAAGTGTGATGTGATTACATGTATCGCAATGTTTTATGATCTTCCGGATCCAGTTGCTTTTCTAAATGATGTATATGATGTGTTACACGATGAAGGTTTGTTTGTAGTACAAATGAGTTATACGCCGTTGATGGTTCAACAAATGGCATTTGACAATATTTGTCATGAACATTTGATGTATTACTCGTTACATTCATTTAAACATGTTATAGAAAAAGCCAAGTTTAAGATTGTAGATTGTGAGTTGAATGATGTTAATGGTGGATCTTTCCGAGTATACTTACAGAAAGATATTGCTAAGGTTACATCATTTGCAACTGCTCCATACCGTGATGTTGCACGTTATCGTATTAACTCTACTTTGGAGTATGAAAACAAGATTGGAGCAAATACAGTTGAGTTTTATATGAATTTCTATAAGAAACTTCAGGAGTTGAAGGAAAAAACATATAACTTTATCAAACAAGAAAAAGAAAAGGGTAAGAGCATTTGGGTCTATGGCGCATCAACCAAGGGAAATACTCTTCTTCAATATTTTGGATTGGATAAGACTTTGATTGATGGTGCAGCAGAACGTAGTCCATATAAGTTTGGACTAAAGACTGTGGGAACTGATATTACAATTTATTCCGAACAAGATATGAGAAAGGCTAACCCAGATTATCTTTTGATATTGCCATGGCATTTCATTGATGAATTCAAGAGACGTGAGGCTCCATATCTAATGAGTGGAGGTCATTTTATTGTACCTTGTCCTGTATTTGAAATTGTATGACTAAAAAAAACATATTAGTCACAGGTGGATGTGGTTTTATTGGATCACATTTTGTTGAAAAGTTAATAAACAACCCAGACATTGGGTGTATTGTTAATTTTGATAAAATGACATATGCTGCTAATCGTGAATTGGAATTTCATAAAGACGAACGATACAAACATTACATTGTTGATATCAACGACAGTGTTGCTGTTTATAATGCGTTAAAGGAACATCAAATTACACATGTAGTACACTTTGCTGCTGAAAGTCACGTTGATAATTCAATTTACTCTCCTGATGCTTTCGTTGAAACAAACGTTGTTGGGACATTTAATTTGATGAAAGCTGCATTTGATTATGATAAACTTGAAAAGTTTATTCATATTTCAACTGATGAAGTATATGGATCTTTGAATACAAAAGAATCTGCGTTTACTGTGGATAGTCCATATAGACCCAACAGTCCATATTCTGCTACAAAGGCTGGAAGTGATTTGTTGGTTCGTAGTTATTATCATACATACAAGTTTCCAACCATCATTACAAATTGTAGCAACAATTTTGGACCAAGACAACACTTTGAAAAGTTGATTCCAACGTGTATTAGAAAGTTGAAAAACAATGAATCAATTCCAGTTTATGGAAATGGGTCCAATATACGTGATTGGATTTACGTTAAAGATCATGTAAATTGTATTTGGAATGTTCTTGAAAACGGAGATGTTGGAAATCAATACTTGATTGGCGGAAATAATGAAATGACCAATCTTGAATTGATTGAAAACATTAAGATTGCATATGAAGAAGTTACTAATACAAAAGTAGATTATGATTACATTCAATATGTAACAGATCGTAAAGGTCACGATTTACGTTATGCCATTGATATGTTTGACTATGAACAAAAGTTTGGTAAATTACAATATTATAACTTTACAGAATCATTGAAACAGACTATTATCAGTTATCTATGAGTGAATTTTTTGAAACGACGTGGGACGAAAAGGAATATAAACACAAAATTTTGGTTTGGCCTAATATCACATACTCTGATGATCTTGAAAAGGATTCATATGTAATTGTATTATCCAATATTATTCGTAGTTTAAATTCGATACGGAATGATATATTCTGGACTATTGTTACACCCGGTCCCGTTAAATTGCTACAACATGAAAATACTGAACAGATCTTTTATAAATTGCCTACGTATCCGAATTCAATGCGAATTCATTTTGATGTGGCTAAAGTGGCAGATATTCTTGATTTATATAACCAAGACTATGATGTAATTTATTCACATCTTCCCGAACATACTCTTCAACTTTCAAATTTTGTGTACAACAATGCTGGTATTAAGCCAAAGATTGTTGGATATTGTCATTGGTATGAAGTGGCTGAAAATACTGGATATCCTAAGAATGTATTTGATTTGAATGTTTTGGGAACTCTTGAAATGGAACAATGTGGAGTAAACTCACAATGGCTTAAAAATCTGGTTCTTGAAAGAGCTGAAGAACGATTTAATATTTCGGTTGTAAAGAAGCTGAATCAGATAATTCAACCTCATTATCTTGGCACCGATAGTGACTTTGACGGATTGAGTCTAATTAACAAATCTATTTTCTTCAATCATCGTCCAAATGAATATACTGGATGGAATGACTTTTTGAAAGTTATGGACAAGTTGTATGAAAAACGTCAGGATTTTACTGTATATGTAACATTGGCAGATGAATGTCGTCCATATATCAAGAGAGTCGAATTGGAACGTAACAAATACTATGACTTCATCAAACAAATGCATGTGGGTGTGGGATACTTTCAAACATATTCCGCGTGGTCATTGTCAGTTACAGATGGTTTGAGTCGTGGCCTACCTTATTTGTTGCCAAAGAAATTGTGTTACCCAGAAATGGTTGGTCATGATTATCCATTATTTTATGAAAACGAAGCTGAGTTTTTGAATAAGTTAGAAGCAGCTTTGGATGACAAGTCATTCAAGAACAATTATTTGCCACTTTTGAAGAAGATTGTAAATGATCTTCAGTGGAAGAATACCGTGAGTTCTTGGTTTAATAACTGGGACATTCTCAATGAGTATGAAGGCATTAAACGTAGCAAATCGTATACTGATATTGTAAATTACATCAAGTCAAAACGTAGTGTATCAAAGAGAGAAATCTTGAATCATCTCAACTGGGGACGACAAATATCATTTACGCCATATCGTAATGCACTAAGAGAAGATCCCAGAATTATATTGACCAAAGACAGGTATATTTACAAGGGATAAAACTCTTTGATAATTGACTGATTGTTTTGAATGAATTTTAAGTGTTGATCATTCAATGATGTTTTGAATAGGTTAATATTATTCAACACGTCTGTATTTACCAATGTTCTATAACGGCTTTCACATTCTAGTTTAAGCCGTTGTTTTTCACTGTTGCGGCAACTACAAGTATTTTTAAACCGTTCAACCAAAAAAATAAATTCTGATAAACTGGAAATTGTTTGCGTTATATTTGGATGAGTTTTAAGTAGAGTATAAAACTCAGTAAAATTTTGAATGGTCACCATATTATCTAAAAAATTGTTTTACTATTTGTAGATATATAACAAGAGTTGCCACATAAATTACTGGAAAAATATAAATAGTATATAAAAATAGTGAGACTGTTAGTGTAAACCAAAAACCAATACACCATGGACAGTTAATTAGTTTTGTAAAAAAGTTTGGATATGACGATTTTAACCACGGTAAATACTCCAATGTAAAATCTTTGTTGTGTGCTGTTTCAAATTCATTTATCTTTAGAATTTTAGATAGTTTGAATAACTTTCCGTATTCAATAAATGCTTCAGTATGAAACCATACAATTAAAAATGCCACGCCCATGAAAATTGAGTTTAATAAGTCTATCATATTGATTTGAATGAGTATTGGTTTTTGTTAACAAAGTCTCTCAGGCAGTCGCCTAACGCTGCCTCTGCATTGCTCTTAAAGTTGTTTCTGTCTTCAAAATATGTAATGTAGTTTTTATATGGATTGTGTCTCAATAAATAGTTCTCAGCTACAATAATATTCTCCATCAAGTATTGTTGAAAATCTACTCTATTGAGTTTCATTATTTGAGCCGCAAACATAACATAGGTATCATCAACACCATACGGTCCCAGAACGTCTGGAATATCCGTAAACGTCAACAGATTGGAACTTATAAGGTTAAACCACCCACCACCAAATTTGGTAGGATCACAGTTAATTAAGTTGACATTACCACTATATGACTTACGGTTAACTTCAAAATATGGATTGATAATGCGTTCACTTCCATATTTGTTGTTAATAAATTGGTGATTTACTAAATGATCCCACGTTTGATCCCAAATCTTGGTGATCTGAGGTGAAATAATATAATATTTGTTCTTTACCTGAGTAGCACAGTGTATCGAATATGACAAAGTTGCTGGAGGGAATACCAAGTCTGAATCCAAGTATATAAATGCGTCTACATCTTTACCGTATTTACGTATGCTATTACGACGTTTGTCGTTGATACCTCTACAGGTACCATGATCATCTATATCAAAGATATAGTTTCTTGCCCAACTGGTATGAGTAACGTACTTTGACAATGATTCGAACTTCTCAATAAAGAAATCCTTTGGAATTTTTGTTTTGTTCCAATCAACTGTGTTCAAATTCAATGTAACATCCAAGGTAACTTCATGACAATCAATCATTTCTTGACTCAATACGGTCAACTGACGTTCAAATTCATCTAATTCGTGGGGAAGAAGGTGTGTAACAATTTGTATTTTCATAGTTTTTACAGGTGTGTGATTACTTACTGTGAGATAATTTGATTAACCACGTTCATATATTGTTTTACGACGTTTTCCCATGCAAATTTTGTGATTCCATATTCACGAATTACGTCACGGTGTAACAAAGATTGTTGTCTATTTGTTTCAATTACACCTCGGATATAATTCAAATCATAAATTTTATTTTCTGGTATTACACTAATATATGGTTTTGACAAATCCAAATTGGCAATAGAACATTCTGAAATAACCACACCTAAACCTGCAATCAACGCTTCTTTAGTTACAAGTGGATCTGCTTCACCGTCACTTAACAATATTAAGTTGGCATAATTGGTGAGATTGTCATACAATGTAGACTTATCCCATTCTCCAATATAGTTTGGACGAGAGAAATTAAATCGGTTATCATCTTTATTACCAATAAAGTCAATGTTATTGATGTTTTGATACATCCACTGACGTTTTCTATCTGTAATTTTAGCGAGATAAACACTCTTTTCGGGTTTAGATGGCGTTGATGTATATCGGAACATGTCTTGTCTTGCACCGTTACACACTACGTACAATCTATTTTCATTTGCACCATATTGTTTATACACGTTTTTGATACCTTCTGACAAACAGATGACGTTGAAGTCTCCACGAAGGAATGCGTCAAAGATTCGAGCATATCCGCCGTAACGATGTGGTTGTTCTAGGTAGCCATAATGGGTGGTTGCTGCTTTGTGTTTACATTTGATATACGGCAATACATCAAACAAGTCGTCGTATTGAAGATGTACAAAGTCAGGATTATATTGATTAACTTGATTAATAATATCTTGACGATTTTGTGTGTTGACAATTTGTACATCGTGACCAAGTTTTTTTAATTCGATATTATAATCCCATATCAGAGATTCTACAGCACCCCATCCTTTAGGAGGAATGGGCATAATTCCGGGTCCAATAATTGAAATTTTCATATATAAATGTCACAGTCGTTAATTCTTATATCAAACTTATAACCTCTTTCGGTCATATATTCACGATATGAGTTTTCATTAAAGATATTTTCCAACATAACTACTTTTGGTTTGAGTAAACAAAGTCCTTTCATGACTTCTATCTCCCAACCTTCAGTATCAACTGAAAGAATATCGAGTTGTTTGATATTCGCTTCTTTAATTATTGTATCTAAACGACGTTGTTTAACTTTAATTTGGGTTTTATTTAATTTATTTACCCATCCATTCGATATTGACTGGTATGATTCTTTGATTTTTAATGATGAAAATGCGTGATCGGTAACACTACCACCAGTGATGTGAACAATCGTAAAATCTACATTATCTTCATCAGTTTCAGACGCTGCGTATTCATATATTTCATTTCCAATATCACGATGCATTTTAGCAAATGTCGGATTTGGTTCTACAATAACAGTTCTCCATTTGTTTAATGTAAAGTGACGAGATACAGATATAAACTCAGGAGTTGCACCACCGACTTCAATCATAGTACCCTTGTAACTATAATCAGGAAAGTATTTTACTCTTAAAAATTGATCTTCTTTATGTTCTGCAAAAAATGATTCGTTCATATAACTATTTTTTATTATCTGTTGTAAATTATATTTTAATGTATTTTAAATTGATTTTTGTCAATTCTATGAGTGAACAATAATTTCCAAAATCTTAACAGTTCGTCATGATAATGACGACCCATTTCATCCATAATTTGTTTTTCAGTAGCACAATTTCCATATTTTTCTGGCCATTGACTTTTTGCAAGTTCATGATCCCATGACATTGATTTTGGATGAAATCTTTCTAATAGATATTGATAAACCGATATAGGACGTTGATATATTAATTTTTTTGAAACGCTGAATGTTGGACCATGATCGTTGGTATATATTTTTCCCGGAAAACTACCTTTACCAAATATATGATTGTACCAATCGATATTTGAATCAGAATTAGATTTGTACCATCCTTTACGAACGCCTTTGACATTATTAATGTTTACATCGATACATAACTTTTCTGGGACCGTACCATCGTGCCAATTATAACATCTTGAATCTCTCCCTATTTCTATATAATCATATTCGACGCAATTTTTTATTATATACGAAAAATTAAATCTAGGCGGTGGATTATACCAGTGAATTTTTGTAAAAACAGTTACATCATTCAATGTATAGTAGTTGTTGATAATGTGTAACAAAAATGCATAATCACAACGTCCAATATTTGGAATATTAATATAACCATCCTTGACAAATGATTCGTCTATGTTTAAATCGTCGTTCTTTTTATAAATTATTAAATTACAGTTTTCAACATAATTTTTCCAAGTGAGGTTGTGAATGTCATTATAAAAAGAAGTTACTACATCTATTTTTTTCATATTAAAGATTTCAATATTGGTAAATGTTTACTGTTCAATCTTACATAAATGTTAAATAAATAGGGATTACGTTTAAATATATATGCTAATGCAATTTGTTCATTGTTAATCATATTTTGATCCAACATTTCTTCTTGTAAAAATTTAAGTGTTAAATCTGATACTTGAATGACATATTCACGTGGCCCACCGAAGAAAGTGCCAACTAAAATACAATCTGATATCCATTTGTAGGTTTCGTCAATTGGAATACGGTTAGTATTCATATTCCCTTGAATTAAGAACTTTGAGGGTAGTTTATTTGAATTCGGAAACGTTAATGGTAATCCGTCAAAGAATCTGCTGCAACCAGCGTCCATCCAAAAAAAATAGTCTGAATTAAATGGATTTTCTTCGATGGTACGTTTTAACCATTCAAACTTAGAATATTGAATGACACTGTACATTGGTAATACACATTCAACTCTATTAGGATCTTTGATTTTTTGTAGATACTCTGAATTTTTTAATATACTTTGAATCATTGTACATTTATTGTACAATGGAATTTGTTTTGTTGTAGTAACAATAACTTTAATGTTAGGTTTTTGAGGAATGTAAGGAACTACACCTTGTTCTGTATATATGACATAATTACACGACAATGATAAAGTTTCTGGAAGCCATTTTAGATAATCTTGAAATGACCTACCATCACCATTTTTTTCACGATTAATGTCATACAACGCTGTTACGATTGTTGTCATAGAAATATTTAAATTGATGTACGAGTGGATGTGATGTTTTTTGCCAATATGGATTTCGATTACATTCAACGATCTCACTATTAAATACTTCTTGTTCTCCTTGCAATGCAAATAAAATTGGGAGAATCACATCATGCGCAAAAATAGCGTAAAAAGTTTTTGCAATACGTGGTAAAAAAGTTGGATCTTGTTCCATCACATACTTATATGATTTCAAAAATGTTTCACAATGAATTATTGCGGGAGTTGCTCCCCAACAATCAATATCAATTGCGCCCGGTGTTTCTTGAAGTATTTTTCTTAGTGCCCATGGTAATCCACCGTTTATTCTTGATCCTAACAATTTGGCACCGTCTGGAAAAGACAATTCGCCACGAACAAGAGTATCAGGATCCATCAACAATAAATAATCAGATTGACAATATTCTATGGCTTGTTTTACACGATTTAAAAAAGCGTTAGTTGCTACTAATATTTTTTCCTGAAAATGATATTCTAAAAAATTTTCGTGAGTTATTTTAGGAATGAAATACATTGTATCTTCTACATGATTGATACTAATATGGTTTAATTTAAGTAAATTACTATAATCCGAAGTTTTACTTTCGGTAGTAAGATAAATCTTTGTTGTCGGATATATTTCTCTAAAAGATTTTAAAGAATATTCTACCGCACGTACTTCATTATAACATGTAACTAAAACTCCAAACATGGTCATATCACGATATTATGAATAACGTTTTTAAATGAAGTAGTTTCATAGATTGGAAATAATATCCTCAGGAAATAAATTATCAAAATAATAATGATTTTTTTCAAGAGATGGATGTATCCACCAATCTTCAAATCCAACATTTTCTTCTTTTCTACCATTTTTACCTCTTGGAACTTTTACGTTGGATCCAACCAAATGATATCCCTTAGACAATAGAAATTCTCGTTGTCTCTTTTTATATTTATCCCCATATATATAAAAATCGTGTTCTATAGTAATTACATTAAAAGTATAATCGTTGTGGGGAAGAATCAAAAGAGCGTCCAAACTTAATTCATCAATATCTAAAGACAAATAATCAATTGTTTTTGGAAAATTTTCTTGTTCAAAAACATTTTTGTAGTTTATCTTCAATGCGTCTTGATTGATAAATTTACATGCTCTCGAAACATAACTTTGTGTGTATGATGGGTTAATTTCTACACAAATACCTTTCCATCCAAGAGACTCAAAGAAGTATGTATTGTTGGATTTAATTGCACTACAACTTCCAATATCTAAGAAATAACCATTACGTTTTCCGTTTAGAATTTTGTGTACAAATTGATCTTGAAATGCGTCTGATTTAAACATAACTTATAAAATTGAAAATAAACTATTGATTCTGTTTATATATGTATGATTTTCTTTTACGTACAACATTGATTTTTTGATAAAATCATAATTTTTACGATTTTGCATACCTATACTAAAAAGTTCGGTAGGATCGGAATTGTATAAACAATTTCCTTCCATTTCATTGTATATTTCTTGAGAATTAGTTAATCCAATATGTCCATAACTGACGTTTTTGAATATTCTGCACGTAATTATGCCGGTCTTAACGTGTTCCGGTCCACGAATATCGATACCCAACAATGATTTTTGAACAAGTTCTTTTACTTTGTCGTCTGATATTGGATTTTTCCATGGATCGTTGTGATAGAACGTAATGTTATTGTGTTTACATTGTTGTATAAATGGAAACCAATTACTCATATTTTCACATACGCCTGAATTTGAAAGACTTCCGCAGAAATAAATTGCGTTTTCTCTAGGGAGATAAACATCATCAAGATTAAATTCTTGTGGTAATAGATTTGTTGCCCAACTCAAATAAAATTTGTCAAAATCATCAATGGTATAATCAACATAATCGTTTTTGATACGTACTTTGTCGTTGGTTTTTGGAATAAAATAACATGATGGTCCAACTTTTTGAGTTGTATTTTTGTCAACTGAATATTCATGAATGTGATCTTTGTGATTTTTTGCTACACATCTAACATCAATATATCGTTTAACACCTGCATCTAAATACTTCTTTGGAGACGGACAATACATCACAAAGTATGTACTTGTATTATTTAGAGGAATGTTCTGATCAGCAAATCCTTCAGTGATAAAAATACAATTGGAATAGTCAAAATCTTTGGGATAATCTTTGTCATGAAACCAATGTACTTCGTGACCCATATGAGACGCTGCTTTGTAGTATGAAGAATGAACATACGAATGAGTATGTGAATAAAGAGGATGACCCCAAATAACTATTTTCATGTGAGTGACGCTCCTTTAAATCGTGGATATTCCACCATATTTTTATCTTTATGAACCATTAGTTTGTTAACAGGCAAATCCCAATGTTCTGGATATGACATACTAGGACTTAAAATAGCCGTATCGGTTCGATGATCAACTATAAATTTGTTTAGGTGAGATTCATCATGCCATACTGCAATGATATTGTTTTGAAGATCCGTACTGATGTTATTCTTCATTAAATTGACCATATATTCGATGTGACTTCCTTTTGCACCCCATACACATCCTTGAACGTATACACAATTATGTTTTTCTGGAATATATGCGGTTGAATTAACATTAGTCTCGACTGGCCAGAACTTTTGATTTAAAACCACAGACGGATGACAAACCGCAAAATACTTCTTTTGTCCAACATCAAAATTACTCAATGTATCTACAAATTCCATATCACTATCAATATAGAAAATATAATCATATTGAGACAACTCTTTTAAACATTCGGATATAAATTCAAATCGTTTGAGAGTAATATATGGCCATGGTTCATGATTGATCTTGTACCACTTTATAGAATCATCAAACCAGTTTAATTTTCCATCAGTAAAGAAGTAAAAGTCTTTTTGAACATGTGGAATAAAATATTTTTGGATAGAAGTCCACAATGGGTGTAGAAACGTTTTATATTTGTTTGTAGCCAACGTAATAACGGCAATTTTCATAACTTAATAATTGGTCAGATACTTGACATCTGTATAATAGGTATTTAACTGATCTTGATTCATATCACTCAGTTGTTTATATAAATCGTTGTTAGATTTAAAGTATGGGTTTTTGTCGCTGGAATCAGATCCACGACAATGTTCAACATGATATACAAATCCTTTATCAAGATGGGTAACCATAGTATCAAATTTTATGAATCGTTCATATCGTTCACGATCTTCTGGACCATATGAGATAAAATGTTCATTTTCCCAACCATACTTTTTATATGTGGAAGTATTAAAGAACTGACAGTGACCGTATTCCGCAATACAATCCGAATAATCGTGAGAGGTAAGTTCCACAAGTGACCCTTGGTTTAATAACTTTTCTCTACCAGATGTGTTAACTTTCTTTTGAAACTTGCCTATTGCAAATGGATAAACTAAATCATGATTTTGTCGGATGATCTTTTTGTACGCTTGTAGATATGATTCTATTGGAAGAATTACATCTGCATCATAATTAACTGTTATTGTTGTGTTTGATAACGATAACATTCGGTTTAAGTATCTTGTTCTATGAAACGAGTTATCTGGTACGTTTTGATGAATGTATGTTACGTCATCTTTGATTACCGATGGTATAACCGCTTCTTTTGAACATTCATATACGATGATATTTGTTTCAAAATTACGACGTAAATATTCATATACAATAGTGAAGTTTTTCTTTCGGTCTTCACTTTCAATACAAACGGGTATAATAAATGTACAATCTTGTAATGGAATTAAACCATCTGTGATTGTTTTCGCTTTTTGTATTGTTTGAATTTCTTTCGGAATTTTCATATTACAATCCAACCGGGAACATATAAATCTTTTGTGTTTAACGGAACATTTGGACCAAACCATCGTGATGGAGCAATAACTTTTTTATTTGTATTTACATTTAACCACGCACCCCACCAACTAAATGTACTGTTAGCAATAATATTATGATTACATAGTGTCATAAGACACATATCAACAAACTGATTGTGAGATTCTGATATAAAAAAGTTATCACTTCCTACAAATGTAGACTTTGCCCATTCAATATCATCAGATACAACAATGAAATTGTACGATTTATCCGTGAAATGACTTAATGCATTTGTATAATAGTTTAAATCACATGTGCCGTGATGTTTATATTTTAAATAATCGCCTCGACGAACATGGATTGCAACCGTTTCATATTCTTGTTTATCCTTGAGATATGACTTTGCAGTATTAATGATTTCTGGTCTAAACGTGAATTCTGAACGTACCGATGATTCAATGTGTTTAAAATACTTTTCCGTTTGAAAGTATCCATTTAAATGTACATTATCTCCCGTGTTAAAAAATTTGGGAATAAAATGATAGTTAGAATATTCTTCATTGATAATATTATAATTTTCATCACAATGTAAGGCCGACAATTGAAATGGCTTTGTTAAAACCAATGTATTTTTATTGATTTCTTCGTCGTCTGTAAAATTATTCCATGAAATTTTATTACCATTATAGTAGTTAATTCCATATAAACAGTTTTGTTTAGTTGCAATACCCATTAATGATGCGTATTGAAACATTTGATTACCAAACCGTCCATTCGTTCCAATAGTTATTGTGATCATGTTGCTCTATAATTGTCTTCTGTTGAGAATTCATTATTATATCGTTTATTATCTTCTCTCTGTTTTTTAATTGTTTTATTATGAAACAATGACAACTCTTCTATCGCCGGAATACGAGTAAATTCTTTAAATCCTACAATTGTTTCATGTAATTTACGATCCCACTTAATATTAGGTAAGTTTTTGTAAATACGTGATTGATAGTCTGGCCAATTAATACGACCATTGTCATCAACTCGCCATCCGTAATTTCTAACATCTTCTTGAGTAACTCCATAAAATGCATTAACTCTAGGAACCCAAAACATTTCACATGATGGATTTGATTTTAATAATGTGTATAAGTTTACTAACAATATTTCATTAGGAAGTTCATCTGCATCTATTTGAAATACATATTCACCATCACATTGTCGTGTTCCATAAGTTTTGTGTGCACCATAATCTTTATTGAGATGGTGTGCAACCAATTTAACACCAACTACTGATTGATATTCATGTAATACTTCTAAAGTAATTGGATCGGTAGAATAATCATCTAATACTACAATTTGATTTCCGTCTGAGTACTTTAATAATAGAGATAAAAGGGTGCGCAATTGTGCACCCTCATTATGACATGTAACTAAATAAGATATAAATGGTATCATACCGATATCTTAGAAACTGGTGGAAGTGATGGAAGTTTTAATTGTGGAATCACAATTTTTTGTTCAATTGCAAATTGAGGAACGTATTTGTCAAGAATTCCATGTAGTACTTTATCCATAGATTGTGTAGAAAAAGATTCAGCATTTCGTTTAGCAAGTTCCAATGCGTTTGTTTTCGTTTTGTGATTCAGACTAAAATAAATCTGTTTCATACGTTCTTCTGCCAAACTATATGATACTGTAAACCATGCTGATTCTTTGATTAACCATTGATTTACAGATGCCGGATTGATTGTATCAACTTTACCCGGCAATAAACATTCTTTATTGGAATTCAAGAAATCCAAATGTCCACTCCAATCAGATGCAAGAATTGGTTTACCACTGAGCGAGGCTAACAACAGAGGATGCCCAAATCCTTCACCGTGTGTAAAATTTATATGACACTTCACTTTTTCATGATTGAAAAGTGCATTCATTTCAGTGTCAGTAAGTTCTCCATGAATCAAATATATGTTAGGCTTATCACCTTTAATTTGTGATTCAATTGATTTGATTTTATTTAATATTTCATTTTTATCTATCTTGGAATAATTAACACCACTTGTTTTTAAGATCAAACATGGTTTTTGAATACGATCTTTAAATACATTAATAAAGGTTTTAATCAAGTTGCCAATATCTTTGCGGTCATGATATGGATTTGAATGTGTCCATTGACCAACAAACAAAAATGCAAATGACTCTGGAATTGTTGACATAATTTGTTCAACCGATTGAACCTTTTCATTCGTAATTTTATATAGATCGGTATTGGCTCCCCAGAAACACACTTCCATGGGTTTTAGGTTACGTAGTTGTTCTTTACGTCCACTTCCGTCTTTATATTCCTTAGTATAGTCTGCATCATCAAATACCTTCTTGGAATGACGAGATGTAACAATGTTCATGTCCATTTTGTTTAGACCTTCAATCCATTCTCCTGCAGCTGCCGTGGTTTCAATTCCAGCCGTCATTCCAATATTGTACTTGCCAATAGGTTTAAACTCATTTGGAATTGATATTTGAATAAACAGATCTGGTTGACGGTTAATAGGTTCTTTCAACATCTTATCAAATAACGCAAGGTTGAGTGGATCGTTATAATCCAAATCATCTTGAAAACGTTTCACGGGATTTGCACCCCACTTGGTGTTTGCAATTCTTAAATCGTACTTATCGTAACGAAGAATACTTTTAGCAACATCTTTTGCCCAGTCACCGTAGCCACTTCGACTAAAGACTGGTCCTTGTATAACACATAACGGTTTACTCATATTAATTTCCAAAAAGTTTGTTGTCTCTTTCTTTAATCACTTCACTATATTTTTTAATGTTAGTATCAAAATTTGCTTCTTTTATTTTAAGCAAATCTTCAATAGTTTTTCCTGATGTAGTTGGTGTTGTAGTTGACTTGTTTATGTCAGTACTTCCAAATCCACCAACACCACGTTGAGTCGAATTCAAATCATCAACCTCGATAAAACCTCCTACTGCGGTGCCACATCCTTCTATAATAATTTGAGCAATAGCGGTTTCTTTATCATCCTTAATAATTGGTAATTTAACGGGTTTATCACCTAGATTGATAAGGGCAACTAGTATTTCTCCACGATAGTCACTATCAATAACTCCTGCGAGAACGTCAATACCATATTTCACAGCAAGTCCACTACGAGGTGCGACTCGACCATAAAAACCTTCTGGAATAGCCAATGCAATATCGGTCTTAAAAGCCTTACGTTCACCCGGCTTTAGTTCGTATGATTCTGTAGTGTACAAATCATAACCAGCAGCACCAACGCTTCCTTTGTTAGGAATAACCGCTTTATCAGATAGTTTTTTTATATTCATTCTATTTCCTTTTTTACTTTTTCAATATCTATTTTTCCAAAATTAACTCCCATACAATTATCAGGTTGTGAGTGTCCAACGTATTCTTTAGTGGTATGAATACTAAATGGATTACATGGAATAAAGTTTTGTAATGTATAGTCCATTGCTTTAATCAATTCATTACACATATGTTTTGAATTTAATCCACCTTCGTTCATGGCCCATTTACGACCTTCTTCACCACGTCGTATACGTTCTTCATTTGGGATTAGATACCAATACATCATTGCTTCAGCGATATCACGACAATCTACCATGTCGTCAAAAATATATGGAGTTTGATTACTTCCATGAGTATCCAATACCTTTGGCCAAATTGGCTTTGCCCAAACACCATGCTTCTTATACTTTCCAATGTTATTGGTAGCAAATTCCTTAGTAAATTCTACTGGGTTTCCATCATCATCCATTTGACCGATTTGATCTTGAAGTCCACCTGTTACATTAACAATTACAGGTGTTCCCGCCATAATTGATTCTGCAATACTCAGACCAAATCCCTCATTACTTGAAACATTAATTGTAACATCTGCCATATTGTACATTAAGTTCATGTCATTTGAACTAATTTTTTGGTTTGAAAAATAAACATCATAATCGTAACAAAGTGATTCTTTAACCGCTGGAAGATCTGTACCATGTCCAGCTTGACCAATAACTTCTGTATGAAGAACCAAACAAACTTTTTTAGACTCTTCTTTTGGAAGACTATCGCAGAATATACGATATGCCAAAATTACATTTGATACTTGTTTGCGTTTGACATTACGACTATTAAAAAATATAATGTAGTTATATTCATTACCCTTAAAGAATTTCTTTACACCTTCTGAAAAGATTTTATCTGTTTTTTCAATGGGTTTGAATACCTGACTATTAATTCCATGAGGTACATAATGTAAAAGTGTTTTTCCTTTAACTGACATATTAAGCGTTCTCCTTTATGATATTACCGTTGTTATCTAGATCACCATAAATTGTGGTACAATTGTTTGGTCCTAATACCCACTTGTTAATATTGTATGTTTGTTTGCTAATGCTAAATAATGTATCACAACTTTCATAAAATGGTTTATTCCACATAGGATATGGTAGATCATCCCAGATGTTTAAATATGTAAGAGGAATCTTCTTTCTAATTTCACGTTCAATCGCATACAACCATGTCCAATAACGTGGATCGGTAAAATGCATTATTGCATCGGGATTTTCACGTGCCATAACAGCGTATAGAAAATCTTCATTACCATAACCGGCTACTGGATACAAAACAAGAGATGCATCTTTGACGTTTGTACTTTTTTGCATTTCCTCACTTGCGTTAATTGATTTACCTTGATCCGGGTGATTTACTGCCCCTGCGATTTGTACCCAATCATAATGGTGAATAGTTCCCATGATCAATTCACGACTCATAGTAGATACACCACTATGCATACGCATATCATCGCTCAATAATAAAATTTTCTTTTTTGCCATAACTTTTAATAAATTTAATCGGTTGTACGTTTTATACTTGGTAGTATCGTTTTTTGACTTTCTTGTGATAACGAAGAAATGTTATAGTTATATACTGTGTTTCTAAAAGAATCATCTTGAAGATACAAATATAACGAACGATTTACCAACTCTTGAAAATTAAATTTTTGGTTTATATTTAATTCTTTAAATTTAATGTAAGCGTCATTATCAACTTTAACGCTAGTTAGTACTTTTGACATAGTTTTGTATATACGTATATATACAAAACAAAAAACTTTATTTTTAATTGTCTTCGTTTTCGTCTTTAGTTTCTTTAGCGTCACAATTGGTTTTGTAATGAGTACAATACTTACAATTTTTCTTTGCCTTACCCGGAACCTTTGGATAATAACCATCTTCCTTATATGTTCCTTCAGAGGTAAAACATTCGTCGATAAACGATGTAAATGTCACTAATGATTTGGCAACATAATTTTTGGAGTTTGATGGTTCAAATATTTGAATTCGACTTTGTGGAAAATTTGAATTTTCATACAACTTGCGTTTCAAAATGAAGAACTCAACATCAATTGCATCAAGAGGAACATTAAACTGTTTTGAGTAAAATGCCTTATATAACAACAATTGAGAATATTTGCTTTCATCTGCGGTTTGATATTTGTTCCAACCCATTGCACTTGTTTTAAAATCCCAAATTTTATATTTGCCGGTGGTTTTGTCACGTAGAATCAAATCAACATACGCAATAAACCGAATATTATTCTTGATAGGAACATCCAATGGAAGTTCAACCCCAATGAATTCATATTTTCTACTGGGGAAATACTTGATTCGATTTGCGGAACTACTAAACGTTTTCAAGATATCTTCACCGTCAAATAGAAATTCAGTAATATCATCATCTGTAAATGGATCTTTGATAGTATGTTTTTCTTCGGCCAGAATTTGATTAAATTCGTCACGAAACTTTTTAATCAAATCAATTTTATCAGAGATTTCAGGCCCTTCTGTATAAAGTGATTTGATATACTCTTGAATTGTATTATGAATTGCGGTGCCAAAACAAGTACTTAAACTTGCTTCATATACCCGTAAACCCTTTAAATAATTCAGATACCAACTGTGTGGACACTTGAACCACCCAGAATATTGTGAAAAGCTTACGGTTTTTTTATTTTTTTCTTCTATAATCTCAGACATACTTATATAGTATCAGACAATCTATTCAAAGTCTATATCTTATAACTTTATGAAAAATATAATATTCACGCTCTTGTTTGGCTTTAATGTTTATGCTAATGGTGTTTTTTATGTTCAAAAAACAACAGGTGATGTTGTTTTAGAAAATGTGACAAATAATGTACTTTCAACGAATGCGCCGACCATTGGACAAACCTTTATGGTCAACGGTCAAAACTATGCATTTAAAACATCAACAAATTCGGATGTAACTGTGGCATTTTCAAATGATGTCTTTGTTAAAATTAAAGAATCAACTCATATTACCGTTGATAACTTTGATCAAAGTTTCATTAATACAAATTCATTGCCCGAAAAGGCCAAGTATGAAACCTATTCCAAATCGGTATCGTTAATTGAAGGTGAACTTGATGTTTATTCCAATCAAGAAGGTAATTCTGAATCTATTGATAATATTAATACTAAACTTGCATCAATAATATTGTCAAAAGGTAAATTTGTAATACAGGCTGATGATCGAACCACCGTTATTATTATTCTTGATGGATCCGCTGTTATTTTAGACAATTCTTCCAAACGAAAAGAAAATGTTAAAGCTGGTCAAACCGTGGTAATTGTTCCTGCTCCAAAGTTTCAAGGTCGTGGTGTTGAAACTATGAGACATGGCAATATTTTTTCAATTAAAGAAACTGTAAATGGTGATGCTGAATCATATCTATTAGGTGTAAATTCGGTTGTTGATGCTTCTAAAAATGTTAGATTTTGTATAATAGATAAAACCATCCGTGGTATTAAAATTAATTGACATTTCGACCATCTTAGAATAAAGTTATAAAATGACATTGGAAGAATTGTACTCACTTAATGATGATGAAACGTCAATGTTGTGGTATATCGTAAATAAAATTGATAGACCCGCAATATATGGCATAGAATTAGAACCATCTTTGTTTCCATCAATTAATCGTCATTGGTTGACAGAACGGGTATTGTCAACACAAACTGCTATTAAGGAAGAACACCTTTCCATCTATGAAAGTTTGAAGTCAAAGTTGGGTTATATCAAATAAAATGTTCAGTCGTTTTATGTTCCGTCGTAATATATATTAACGTGATAAACCCATGGGACGAAAAAAAGCCAATAGAACACAAGATGAATTACGAGAACAAAAACGCATCCGAGATAAACGATATTACGAAAAACATAAATCAAAACTTTTACAAAAAAGAATGCAACGATACTGGAAATCAATGGAAGAAAAATTGTCCGAAATGTAATCATTTAATTTTTTATTCAGATAAATATAAGTTAAAAACAGCAATTATAAAAAATACAAAATGTAAAATGTGTTGGAGGTTTTATAAAAATAAAACAAATATTTCAAATTTTTTCAAAAAATGTCCATGTTGTAATTGTGAAGTTTATTACAAAACGAAATACAAACTAATTTCAAGTATTAAAAATAATAGTTTATGTATAAAATGTTCTAAAATCGGAGAAAATTCTCCCGTAAAAGGACGTATTCATACAGAAGAAGAGAAAGAAAAGAGAAATAGTAAACTTCGAGGAAAAATTAGAACATTAGAATCTCGCAAAAAATACTCTGTTTCTAAATCTGGAAAAAATAATCCCCATTATGGTAAACATATACCGAAATCAATAGAACACAAAAAAAGAATACGTTTATCATGTATAAAAGTTGTAAATGAAAAATTAAAGTTATGCGGAAAAAAGATGCGACCAAATTTTAATCCTATAGCATGCAAATTAATAGATGAATATGGTAAACAGAACGGTTATAATTTTCAACATGCTTTAAATGGTGGTGAATTTTATATTAAAGAGTTGGGGTATTGGTTAGATGGGTATGATAAAGAAAAGAATGTTGTAATAGAATATTATGAAAATAATCATTGGCACAGAAATAGAATTGAACATGATGAAAATAGAAAAAAAGAAATTATTGACTTTTTACACTGTGAGTTTATAATTCTTAGAGAATAATTTAACACCTAAAATAAGGAGGATTTATTTATCAAAATATTTATATCGACAAGAAAACTGAAACCGTCCACCTTTGGGATGACCAGAAGGGACATGTTACATTTCCAGTTCCTAAGTATGCGTATCGTAAGAAGTCTGGTGGACGTTATCGTTCTGTTTACGGTGATGAACTAGAAAAGGTTATAAACTTTAACCGTAATGATCCTTCAATCTTTGAAGGTGATGTTCCTCCCGAAACACGGGTGTTGATTGACGCGTACGAAAACAGTGATGAACCGTCCAAAGGACATCGTATTGTCTTTTTTGACATTGAGGTTAGTTCCGAAGGTGGATTTCCCGTTATTGAGGAGGGTGATAAGGAACTCACCGCTATTGCTTTGTACGATAGTGCTACATCCAAGTACACGGCGTTTATTTTGGATAAAGATGGCAAACTTCAAGACAGTGAAACAACAGATACAAGTATTCAAAGTTTTGACAATGAGGAATCATTAATTAGTCATTTTATGAATAAGTGGGAGGAAATCCAACCCACGATTATTACTGGATGGAATATTGATGGGTTCGACGTTCCATATCTGTATAATCGTATCAAGAGAGTGATGGGTGCCAATTTTGCTAAAAGATTGAGTCCGATTCGGGAATGTTATTATAATAACTTTGCAAAACGAATGGTTTTAGCTGGTATTTCATGTATGGACTATATTACATTGTATCAGAAGTTTAGTGGAAAAAATGAACCAAGTTATACTCTTGGTGCTATCGGTAAGAAGGTGGTCAATATCGACAAGATCACTTATACCGGAAGCCTTAATGATTTGTATCGTGATGACATTCAAAAGTATATTGAATACAACCTTAATGACGTTAAGATTGTGGTTGCTCTTGATAAGAAGTTACAATTCATTGATCTTGCTCGTCGTATCTGTCACACCGGGCATGTTGGTTATGAACAATTTGGAACTTCATCACGATACCTTGAAGGTGCCATATTGATGTATTTGCGTCGTCAAGGACGTGTTGCTCCGAATAAACCATTAGATGGACGTGAAGAATATGAACAACAATTGGAAGACGGAGAAGAAGGATTTGAAGGTGCGTTTGTTAAACCTCCTGTGCCTGGTAGGTATGATTGGGTGTTTGATTTGGATCTTACATCAATGTATCCGAATATCATTATTAGTCTTAACATTAGTCCTGAAACTAAAATAGCTAAAGTTGAAAACTGGAATGCAGAAGACTTTGTTCGTGGCAAGTTGACAGATGTAGTATTAAGCGGACAAAAGTATTCATCACAAGAATTCAGTGACATGTTGATTCAAAATAATCTTAGTGTCGCTAGTAATGGAGCTGTCTATAAACTTCCAAAAGGAGACGGACAAGAAGGTACGATTCCTAGTATTTTGATCAAGTGGTTTAATGAACGTAAAGAAATGCGTAAGTTGGCCAAGAAGCACGCTGATGCAAAGGAATGGGAATTGTATGAGTTTTATGATCAACGTCAGAAAGTTCAAAAGATTTTGCTAAACTCCATTTATGGTTGTTTGGGTCTGCCAGTATTTCGATTTTATGATAAGGATAATGCTGAAGCAGTAACATTGAGTGGTGTCAGTATCATTAAGACTGCAAATATGGCCATCAACCAATATTATAAGAATGTTCTTGGTGATGAAGCAAAAGGTAAGGATTATGTTATTTACGTTGATACCGATTCTTGTTTTACTAGTGCTTTGCCTATTATTAAGAAAACGATGCCTGACATTGATGTAAATGACGAAAAACAAATGACCGAAGCTATTCTGAAAGTTACTGCAGAAGCTCAAACATATGTTAACCAAATGTTTGATATTATGGCTCTTCGATTATTTAACGTAAAACAACATCGTTTTGATGCAAAACAAGAAGTAATCGCCAAGTCGTCGTTTTGGTTGGCTAAGAAACGTTATTGTCAGTTCATTATTAATAAGGGTGGGGTTGAATGTGATGAACTTGAGGTCAAGGGAATTGACGTGGTGAGAACATCCTTTCCTGCCAAGTTTAGAACTTTCATGAAACAATTCTTGATTGATTTGTTGAAAAACGTTGATCAAGAAACTATCAACAACAATATTCTTCAGTTTACAGAAGATATGAAGAACTTTGGAGTGATTGAACTTGCTAAAAATACAAGTGTGAAGTTCAAGAGCGAAAAGACTAAAGCTGATTATAATCCAAAGAGTCGTCAACCATTTCAGATTGTTTCTGGAACTCCTGCCCAAGTTAAGGCAGCGTTGTATTACAACGATTTGTTGGCACAGTTTAATTTGACCAAGATTATTCCTCCGATATTTCATGGTCAGAAAATTAAGTGGGTATATCTTAAACAGAATGAATATGGAATTGAATGTTTGGCGATGAAAGCAGATGGAACTGATCCTCAACAAATTATGGATATTATTACAAAATATATGGATCGTGATACTATGTATGAACAAGAGTTGAAGAGTAAACTTGTTGATTTCTATAAAGTCTTGAACTGGGAATATCCTAATTCAAACTGGAAAGCTGCATCTGCGTTTTTTGAATTTTAATTATGAATATAGCAATTATCATTTCGGGAAGAATAGATTTGTTTGAACAATCAGTTATGGAAAATTATAACAATATAATTAATCCATTAATTTATAACGGACACACTGTAAATATTTTCATGTCCATATGGAATCATCGTGATCAAGACATGTTGTTAAGAGCATATCAACCATATGTAAAAGTTTTTGATACCGAAACGTTTACTGATTATACATCTGGATTGATAAAGGACATGGTTCCGTATGAAACTCTTGTAAAGTTATTTGGTCACTCTGTAGAAAATAAAGTGTCTAATACACTATATTGGATGTATAAGTTAAAACGTGCGTATAAATTTGTAAAGGAATATGAACGTGTTAATAATATTGAACATGATTTGTACATTCGATTAAGACCCGATGTAACATGTTGTGATCCTATTGATATACATCAACTTACTACGTTGAATGATTCATCAATTATAGTTCATGTAGATCACATTTTGGTAAAAGATGATAAATTTTATGGATGTGGAGAAGGTTGGATCGATGATAATTTATGTATTGCAAAACAACGACCATTTGAAACATTTTGTAATACATATGACGATATAATAAATTTATGTTTAATGACCGGATCTTGTATATCACATATATTGTTAAAAAAACAGTTTGAATTAAATAATATAAAAACTATAAAACCAAATTCACCACTAATTATTTACCGAAAAGGTGATGATAATAATCCTATTTTAAAGTTTTATCATTTCGAATATTGTTATTGATAAATCTATTTTATGATAAAATTAATTGTTTTTGATTTGGATGGCGTTTTGGTTGAAACTAAAAAACTTCACTATGATGCTTTAAATAAAGCACTACGTGATGTTGATCCTAAATATGAGATATCATATGACGAACATCTTTCCAAATACGATGGATTGAGTACTCATAAGAAATTGGATTTACTTGGTCGTGAGAAGGGATTATCTGGAATGGAGTTTCAATGTATATGGCAACGTAAACAAGCATATACTTATCAAATGTTGAAAGAGTTATCATCTGATAATAGACTCGTTGAAGTTCTTAAAAAGTTAAAAAATGAACATCGTTATACAATTGCTGTTGCTAGTAATAGCATTCGTGATAGTGTTAAGATTACACTTTTGAAATTGGGAGTATTGGAATATGTAGATTTTTACCTATCAAATGAAGACGTAAAATATCCAAAACCCCATCCGGAAATTTATCTACGGGCAATGATTAATGCTGGCGTAACACCAAAAGAAACTCTTATTTTAGAAGACAGCGTTATTGGACGTAATGCTGCGAATAATAGTGGTGCTTATTTACTGGGAGTAAATAATCCAACAGATGTAACGTATGAAAATATTACGAAACATATAGATTGTATCAATAAAAATATTAAAAGACCTAAATGGCAAGGAGGAAAAATGAATGTTTTAATACCAATGGCAGGCGCAGGCAGTCGATTTGAAAAGGCAGGATATACATTTCCAAAGCCACTAATTGATGTTCGTGGAAAACCTATGATTCAATGGGTTGTTGATAATTTGAACGTTGATGCAAAGTATATCTTTATTGTTCAAAAGAGTCACTTTGAAAAGTATAACCTTAAAGATACACTTGATAATTTCTGTCCAAATAATGAAATTGTTCAGATTGAAGGAATTACCGAAGGTGCTGCTTGTACGACATTATTGGCAAAACAATATATTGACACAGACGAACCTTTGATTATTGCCAATAGTGATCAATTTGTTGAATGGAATAACGAAGAGTTTATTTATACATCTACCACTGGGGATTTAGATGGTAATATTCTTACGTTTAAATCTACACACCCCAAGTGGAGTTATGCAAAAATCAATGAATTAGGATATGTAACTGAAGTTGCTGAAAAACGTCCTATAAGTGACGTGGCAACGGTAGGCATATACTATTGGAGACGTGGTAGTGACTACGTTAAGTATACGGAACAAATGATTGACAAGAATATTCGCGTTAATAATGAGTTTTATGTGTGTCCAGTATTCAATGAAGCTATTGCTGACGGTAAAAAGATTCGAACATTTAATATTGAAAAGATGTGGGGACTAGGAACGCCAGAAGATTTGGAACACTTTTTAAAAAATTATGAAAAATACTGAATATCACAGTGATTGGCAAAATAATCGTATCAAATTTTTAATTGATACATACGGACATTCCTTTTTTGAGAATAAAAAGATTTTAGAATTAGGATCACATAATGGTTATATAGGAAATTATTTTATAGAAAAGTGTGGCGCAAATGTTCTTAGTGTCGAAGGTCGTAAAGAAAATGTTAAAAAAATAAATGATGACTATCCAAATCTTCCTGTAATTGTATCTAATTTAGATGTGAATGAATGGATATTTGGAAAGTGGGATATTATAATCAACTTTGGATTGTTTTATCATTTGGAAAAATGTCATACGCAACATTTGGTTAATTGTATAAATAATTGTAACATAATGTTTTTTGAATCAGTTATATTTGATTCAAAATATAATGAAATATTTTTTACGAATGAAAATGGAAGTGATCAATCATTAACTAATATTGGTGGTAATCCCTCAACAAGTTTCGTAGAAAACATATTTCAAATTCATAATTGTAAATATGAAAAAAATTGTAGTGCATCATTTAATGGAGATCTACATTGTTATGATTGGGTAGACTCTAATTCGAGAAAACTAGATAGATACAACAGAAGATTTTGGACTGTATATTGTAATGATAAACTCAATAATGTTTAACATAACGATATTTCCAATAAAAATATTATAATATGTTCGGTGATTTTACATTTATAATTCATGGAAATTATGATGAAACGCACATTCCTATGTGTGCCGAATTAAAACGATTTGGTAAAGTCATATTATCGACCAATAAAAAATATATGGACCATGTTTCACAACATGCAAATCATTATGATAAAATAATATGTGAATCGGATATAGATGTTACCAATATATACAATCATCAGAATATCTATCTTCATATCAACTCAGTATTAAATGGATTGCGTCAGTGTGATACTCAATATGTTGTAAAAGTTAGAACAAATCATTGTTATTCAAATATTCAATATCTTGTAAATAAAGTAAGATCAAATATAAATGATAAATATTTGTGTAGTAATATTACTGTAAATCCAGAATTTCCATATCATCCATGTGATAATATTATTGCTGGAACTAAAGAATTGGTTTTTTCTATATACAAAACAGCTTATAGTAGTATATTAGCTGAAGATTTTATATATCAAGACAATGATATACGAATGTGTGCTGAAGTTTTATTGTTCATTTCATATCTTAAATATAAAAACATTAAAATAAATAAAATCAATGGAAACTCATATTTTTATGTTGACGGTGCGAGAAATGATATGGTAATTCATGGTTACATCAGTGATCAATACAGATCTATAATGAAAGAAAATTTAGAATTAATTGACGTTGAGAATTTAGCACCATATGTTATAAATTTTAATAGTCATACATTTGATGTTCTTTTTAGAAATATTAAAAATGTGGATGAACTATTAAGTAAAACAAATTTGAACTTTTAAGTAAAACGAATTGTGTATGAAATACATCTCTCATAGAGGCAATCTAAGTGGTCCAAATTCAGACAAAGAAAATCATCCCGATTATATTAAAAAAGCATTAAAATTGGATTATGATGTTGAAATTGACGTGTGGTATACTGATGAAAAGTGGTATTTGGGACACGATAGTCCAACGTATCAAGTAAAATATGATTTTCTAACAGATCGAAGATTTTGGTTACATGCCAAAAATGGTGATGCATTTAATTTGTTGGTACAAGACTATACAGTAAATGTATTTTGGCATACCACTGAAGATTGGGTTTTAACCAGCAAGAGATTTATATGGACGTATCCTGGCAAGCAATTATATCCTGAAAGTGTGTGTGTTTTGCCAGAACACTCATGGGTGGGAGATCTTACAAAATGCCACGCAGTATGTACTGACTTTGTAAAAGAATTTCCAGAACAGTTTGAGGAAGAATACTGGATAAATTAAGTGGACAAATCAAGGTAGGTAGAATATAGTGTGAGGAACAATTAAAAAGTTATGACAAAGACAAATCTACAAAAATTCATTAACAAATACTCTCTTAATGGAGAGGTACCATCAGTCAAGTGGAACGTTTCCGCTAAAAACAAGCAACTCAGTTTGAGTGCTATTACTAACGATAAGAGTTTGATTTATGACGTTACTTGGAAGAACGTTGAAGAATTGAACGCCGAATATGAGATCGGTGTTTATGACACTGACAAGTTGCAGAAGATGTTGAAGGCTCTAGGTGAAGAAATTACCATGACCGTCAATGAAACTGATGGACGGGTTACATCTCTTTCATTCTCCGATGGAACATCTGAAATTCAGTTTATGACCGCTGAATTGACAGTAATTCCCAAGTCTTCTCGTCTCAAGTCTACACCTCCATATCATTTTGAAATTGATCTTACAGAGGAATTTATCGCTAAGTATCGTAGTGCGAAGGATGCTCTTTCTGAAGAGAGTAAGTTTACATTGTTGATGAACAAGAAGAGTAAGAAGGTTCAGTTGGTTCTTGGCTATGCTTCAATCAATAGTAACCGTGTTACTTTGGATGTTCCTATCAAGGATGGAACAGCTAAGTTGGAAAAGCCTTTGAATTTCAACGCTGATTTCTTCAAGTCGGTGTTGGATGCAAACAACGAGTGTGAAAATGCTGTGTTGAAGGTGTCTGAAGCCGGATTGGCGTCAGTTGAATTTAATACTGATACATTTTCTGCTACGTATCACTTTGGTCCGGTCCAACCTAACGAATAATTCATATGGATGCCTTTTTTGAAGAGGTGAGTCATACCGACGATAAGAAGGTTCATAGTTTGTGGGTTGAAAAGTATCGACCCACAATTATTGAAGATTATATCGGAAATGAAAACATCATAACCACAATTAAGAGTTATATTGACCAGCAGAACATTCCACATTTGATGTTGTATGGCGGTGCTGGTACTGGAAAGACAACGTTGGCTAAACTGTTGACTAAACAGATCAACTGTGATGTATTGTATATCAACGCATCTGATGAAAATAAGGTTGAGAATGTTCGAACCAAGATTAAGAGTTTTGCATCATGTGTGGGTATCAAACCGCTGAAGATTATTATTCTGGACGAGTGTGATTATATGTCACCAGAGGCACAAGCGGCTCTTCGTAACCTTATGGAGACGTTTAGTATGTCTACGAGGTTTATTCTGACATGTAACTATCATGAGAAGATGATTCTTCCCATTGTATCACGTTGTATGACATTTGAGATTGCTCCGATGACTAAGGTTTCGGTTGCGGTACATTTGACTAAGATTCTTAAGTCAGAAAATGTTGAATATCAGAATGATGATTTGGCGTATATAGTAAACACATATTATCCGGATATTCGTAAGATTATCAATGTGGCACAACAATCTACTTTTGAAGGTAAGTTGAAGGTTAATAAGGAGTCTTCGTTGAAGACTGACACACATCAAAAGTTGGTGGACATGATTAAGAATGGTATTGGTAAGCCAAATGCATTTAATGATATTCGACAATTTGTTGTGGATCAGCGTATCAAAGTATATGATGATTATTTCTCTATGCTGTATCAGAAGGTTGATGATTATGCTAATGGTAAGCAGGCAATAGCTACGATTATTATCTCTGAGTATATGTATCAATGTAGTTTGTTGATTCCTCCATTGAAAGAAATTGCTTTGATGGCATGTATTAGTAAACTTTTAACAGATTTGAGAAAATGAAACTAACAGAAAAAATCTCAAATAAATTTAGAAAAAGTTTATGGTATAACCGTTTGGAAACGGGCTTCAATAAACGTGAGTTTATTATTTATTGCAATTATTATCCTTACACCGAGGATGGTGTCGTGTATGATTTTGCTAAAAAAAATAAAATTAAAATAATTATACGTCCAATTGGAACGTAATATATATTCACATAAATTATGGTAAAAATAAGTGTTGATGAAGGTTATGCGTTTGATATTTTGAGTATTTTTCAAGTAAAGATAGACAATTGTGCAGACGCAAGTAAAATTAAAATTAGTGAAAAGGCTTTTGATATACTTTATAGTGAATTGAAAGATCAACTTGGATCTGGTAAAATTTTAGAAATTATAAATTCCGAAGAATATCGTGACCTATATAGGGAAAATAAAAAAACATTTTTATTGGTAGATCAAATTCGTGCTAGCAACGAGGTTTCACTTGGAAAAGATATTGATAAAAATAATCTAAGTCGTTTTGAGTGTAAACGTAAATTGCAGAATAAATTCTTTGATTCTCAAATGTTAGAAACTAAAACAAAATATGAATAAACGTCAAATTTTAAAAGATATCTGGGATACTTGGGCTACAAAAGAGTGGTTTAAATATGCTAACTACGAAAATGAACAATCCAACAAAATTGTGATTCAAGCCAGTTATTATCCTACATTGGAAATGGCTCAATTCAGAATGTTTATGGGTAAGTATACTGATGTTCAATACGAAGTGACATATCCAAAGGGATGAATAAATTATGGAAATAGAACTAACCATGAAAGATAAGGTAGTCAACAAAATCATTATTCAACATGATGATTTGAAGTTTGATGGCAAAACTATTACTATCCCAAGTTATTATGACAGTATTATTTATGATTATCTAAAGTATGTGGATACTAAAAATATGAATGATGCAGATAAACAAGATTATCTAGCATTCTGTAAATTTTTTGAAGATGTTATGGATTATAAGTCAGATAAAGTTATTAACTAGTTTATGGGAATGTATGATGACATAGTATGTAAATACCCTCTTCCTTTACCAGAAGATACTAAAGGATTTCACCCATGTGGATTTCAAACCAAAGATTTAGATAATGCTTTAGATTGTTATGAAATCCGTGAAGATGGCACACTATGGTTGCGTGAATGTGAACGTGAATATACTGAAGGCAATCCGGATGGTAAAACATGGTCAGAAAAGTTTGGTATTGTAAAAGAAATCAAAGTTTGGTGGACTCATGTAAAAACAACCAGAACCATACGTATCTATGATTATAACAATTATAATGATGGACCATATGACTATTGGGTTGAATTTGAAATTGAATTTGTTGACGGCGTTATTAACAAGATTAACCTTGTAAAGTTTGAAGCCACTGATAACGCTAAAAGAAAAGAAAATGATAGACGATTCATTGAAGAACTTAAAAAGAACAAAGAGTTTGAATCTACTAATCTTTATAAATTAGTTATAAAACCATATAACAAAGTAGTTAGATTTTGGACAAGACAAGTGAGTAAATTTGCCAATCTTTTGTTAAGTGTTTGTTATAAGATTGAAAGAAAACTGGTTATATGAATTTGAAAATGTTTGATATTTTGCCAAGCATTGTGGCAAAATTAAATCGACAAATAAAACATGAGATTAAAACCTTGGATCGATTAAACGACAAGGTTACTTTTGTATTTGTAGACGACATGTATCCAGAAATATGTCTTGAAATTATTAAAATTTATGAAAATAACGGAATTCGTAACATCAAGTTGTTTACATCTAAAGATATTACATCACCATATTTAGTAAAAATAGACTCTATTGTGTCTTCTTCACAATATAGCCGATTTGTATTACATGAACTTCATAAATATGTTAATACACATCATGTATTAATAAGTCAGTGGGATGGTTTTATAATTAATTTCGATAAGTGGTCTGATAGTTTTTTAGACTATGATTATATTGGAGCACCGTGGTGGTGGAAATCTGATAGTGTGTACGGTGGAAACGGTGGGTTTTCTTTACGATCTAAACGACTCTTAGATAAAACAAAAGACTTAGAATATGATGAATCTATACCGGAAGATGAATTTATTTGCGTAAAAAATTTAAATAACCTGATTCAACAAGGTATTAAATTTGCTGTTAAAGATGTATCACGTTCGTTTTCTGTTGAAAATGAACTGTGTGATTCATCATTTGGATTTCATAGTTACTCGACACAAAATATAGGAATCGCCAAATCTTTATACACGCAGAAGTTTTATCACTCCGGTGATTTGGGTGATATTATTTATTCTCTGCCTTTTATCAAATCACTAGGTGGAGGTGTTTTGATTTTATCAAGTGATTATCACAACATGGAAATACGATCTCCAATGACCTTGCACAAAGCTGAAATGATAAATTCATTGTTGATGGGTCAGGATTATATTTTTGATGTTAGATGTACACCCGTTAAACCTAATGACATTGATGTGGATCTAAATCAATTTAGAAAAATATTTATTGATTGGGGCAACCAAAAGTTCACAGAAGATGATGTTGTAGTTATCAGAAAGAAAACATTAACACAACTATATCGTGAAATGTTAAATCCAAATATACCATCCGATTTTGATAAAACTAAATGGTTGAATTATAAAGAAAAGATAGTTATTGATGATAAGCCAATAATAGTAAATAAAACGGAAAGATATCCACGTGAGGGATTTCCATGGAAACATCTGGTTAATGATTATGGGAAAAAGATGTTATTCGTTGGATCGCAACACGAATATAACTTGTTTATAAAAAAGTATGGATACATAGACTTTTATCCAACAAAGTCATATATTACATTAGCACACATTATAAATGGATCCAAACTTTTTATAGGAAATCAAAGTTTTCCGTATTCGTTGGCTGAAGGTATGAAGATAAACACAATTCAGGAAACTAACAATACAGTTGCGCCGAATTGTATGTATGTAAGAGATAACGCATATCTTACATATGATGATTATTCTTTAGAGTTTGATAAAATTAAACAGTTCGTAGAAATACATATATGAAAACAAAATTTATAGAGTTATACAATAATTTTTATAATAAAATTAACTTTAATGTCTCGATAGAAGATATCAAAGATATAGCAAATAAAAATAACTTAGCTATTACACACTTTAAAATTAAAGATAACCAAGTAAGATTTGTTGGCGAAGTCAAAGAGAGTTTTATTTCAAATAACGTTATGATGTTGTTGAAATTAGTTGTAGAAAAGTATCCAGATTTAGATATTGAATTTTTACTTTCACCACCGGATCTTTTACCTGCATATTTTTATAATCTTCCGGTATTTTGTATATGTAATGAACCATCACAAAATATTCATAATCCCTTTATATATCATGACTGTGTATCCACTATGTTTGAAAATATATCAAATACACAATCTAATTTTTCAGAAAAGAAAAAAATAGTATTTGGAAGATATGGCATTAGTGGATTTCAAGGTATTAATATTAACAATTGGACTACTTATTATAAAATACAATTTGCGTTGGCAACATTAATATGTCCGGAACTGATTGACATTAAATTTCTAAACTATACACCTGATTCAAAAAGTTGGGATGAATTTTTTTCACCAAATTTGAAAGAGATTATGTTGTCTATGCCTGTATATGATAGGGTTAATACTAATGTTTGGACTCAAACTATTTATCAAGTATTTGATTCTAAAGTGTGTATATTTAATGATGGTAATTCTCATGCTTCAATTCCACGTATTTTAAATGTAATACACAACGATGGAGTTGTATTAAGAATAGGAAGAAATAAATATCAATCTATTTTGGATCTAATTATAGATAGCATTGATGAAAAAATTGTATACGCACATCACGAAAAGCCAGATAATAAATTTTACGATTCAATTGAAAATAGTTTGATTGATGATAAATATAGGATTAATAAAAATCGGGTTGCGAAAGAATATTTCAATCTAAATACTATGATTGATTTAACATACGAAACATTAAAATTATACAGCGTATTGGTCAAGAAGTAATTTCAACATATCAGGAGTACGGTCATATTGATGTACAATGCTAACTGGTTTATTATTCACACAGACTTTGTTATCAACATATGTAAATGAACCGTCTAGTAGATAATTAATCACAAAGTTATTTTGATGCGGTAGAACGTTACAGTAAGTTAGTTTGTTGATTATCAACAATTTATTGATAATAATTTGATCGCATACGGGTATTTTTGTGATTACACGGGATATATTACTTTTAACATACAGATGATCTTTGGTAACATCATCAATTAAGTTCAAATAATTTTTTATTGATCCCATAAAAACTCCGGTATTGATAGCATATCCTTTATGTGACATTATAGAATTGTATAACGGTTCATCGAATTTGTACATTTCAAACTGTGCAGCTGACCAATCATTAATATATGGCAAACATTCTTCGCCAAAAGTCAATTTTGATGTTGGTGTAGAGTTAAATGGATCCGTTTGAAATATTGCGTCACGACTATCTATGAATAAAAGATTATCATTAATGTCAATTTTATTTTCTTTAATATATAGGTTTTTAGTATGTAATCGTTCAATACTGTAATCTTGAAGGCCCGGTATTAGTGGATAATCATCGTTATGAAACCGTTCGTATATGTCTTGAATTGGTACAAGTGTAGCATCCAGTCCTTTAACAAATGGTTTTAATCTATCTGTTGATTCTGTAAATAAAATTAATTTATCTTTAAATTCAATTCGACGTAATGACTCACAAAACGCACTAATATAATTTCGTGACAAAAAATCTGAGTTCGGATTGTAATTAACATTATAAGAAAAAATATAATTCATTCGTATATATATATATAACAAAACGAATATACCCATTGAAAACTATTGAAATACGTCGTCACGGATCTTTAGGTGATGTAGTTATAGCTTTATGTATCGCAAAACATTTGGCACAGCATAATTACAGAGTCACATTTAGTACCACATACAAGTTATTACAGTTTGTTGAATACCAATATTATATTTCAAATGTTACATATGAACATACTAGTGCCGCTATAGATTTAAATGAAGTCGAATGGTTAATTGAATTTAATGGAAATCGACAAAAGATTGCAACAACCGATTATGGGACTGATATTTTTATTAGGTTTGTTAATAGTAAACTAAATAACGAATTGGTTATTGATCGAAACAATTTAAGTTACGATATCTCATATCCATCTGCATATAAACGTAGTGTCTACAATTATTTAAGACATTTTCCTAAACCGTGGATTGTTTTGAATACGACAGCAACAGTATCAAATCGTAGTATTCCCATAAATATTGCACAAAATATTCAAGATGAATATAATGGAACTGGAACGGTATTTTGGTTGGGCATGAACTCTAAATTGAAAAAAAATAATTTGATTGATATATTTGGTACCGATTTGTTTTATTTCATAGCAATATTAGACTGTAGTGATATTGTTGTAACTACAAACACAAGCAGTTTACAGTTTTCAGCAGCATTCAATAAAAAAACTGTGTCAATAGAACAATCATGGAAAACGTCGGAATGGTTATATAACAACAATAGTAATATAATCAATGTAAATTCCCAACTGTCGTGTTTATATTGCAATCGTCATGGAGGGTGTGATATCGATGCGTATATTGATAATACTAAATTTCCAATGTGTAGTAATATATCGGTGGAAAAAGTTATTGATGCCATCAATCGGTTATCTTAAAAAAGAAAGTACAATATTCATACATTTATATATATCAATATCTGATGTGATTTGATATTTTTGTAATATTTATACTTTATGACCTATAAAGACTTCTTCAAAGAATATAACATGAGTCAGATTTCGGTAGGTGGACAACCATCAATTTCCGGACAATCTGGTACATATGCATCACCAGATGTTACTCAAAACCCCGGTTCTTTTCCAGCTGACAGTTCAAACGTTAACGTTGTACCTCCTGTAGATCAAGACATTAAGTCCAAAATTGACCCAGAACAGTATAAAAAAGATGTTGAAGACGTTAAAACTAAGGTCACTCCTGATGATATCATTCAGGGAATGCAATATGAACTCAAGAAACAGATTTATAAGAACAAGATGGTTGCTAAGGAAACCGTTGTTCAAAATTTGAAAGAAAACCCACGTTATTATCGTGATCTTGGTATGATGGGAATGACTCCTGATATGATGAATGAGTCAACTGAACCATTATTGCTTGAAGAAGAAGATCTCAATGAAAAGTTGGATCTTCGTGCTGATCGTACAAACAACAAAATTATAGTAATATCCACGTTGGAAAATGCAAGAGAAGCTGGAAATGAAACATATCGTAATAAAGATGCGTTAAAAGGAAATGGTTTTAGATGGGATCCAACTATTACTGCGTGGACGATTGACGCTGACAAGTTTGGTGTAGCCACATCAGTTATTAGATATATCAATTCGGGATACAAGTGGGATGTAAAAAAGAATACATGGATCGCACCAGCTGGGGATTCTAAGTTAGAAGATTTAATTCAAAAGATAGAAGATCTTCCTGATTTTGTGATGGGTGATGCTAATATTAGCAGAAGTCAAGAACTTGCCATTAAGATTGAAAACTTCATTAAACAACTTGCAGATGCGGTTCAAGGAGCATCTACAAGTGGTCAGATTGCAGAATATTTAGCATTTAGTAAGAGATTTAGAAAGTACAGTTTCAATAACACATTGTTAATTTTCATTCAAAAACCTAATGCAACTCACGTTGCTGGATTCAATGCGTGGAAAAAGATGGGCGTAACAGTAAACAAAGGTGCTAAGGCTATTTATATTTACGCTCCTATTACCAAGAAGGAAGATGATATTAAATCTGGGGATGAAGGACTTGATACCGAAATTACAAAGAAGAATTTAATGTTTTTCAGAGCCGTTCCAGTTTTTGACATTAGTGATACGGACGCTGATGAAAAAGGTGTAAGACCACAAAAGCCAGAATGGCATGATCCAAATACTCCAAGCGAAGTTGCGGATAGAATATTTGAATATGCATTGGAGTTTTGTAAAGACAAGGGTATCAAGATTACTCATGAAGATGCAAAAGGCGGAGAAATGGGATGGGCAATGGGAGATCACATCAATTTGACAAGTAATATAGCAGGTGTTAATAAACTTGCTACGTTAATACATGAAATTGCTCACTCACTATTACATTTTAAAGATAGTTCTGTATTTTTCGGAGATGAATATACATTGAACTTGACACGGGCTCAAGCCGAACTTCAAGCCGAATCAATTTCATATACAGTATTGAAGAACTATGATCTTCCAGTGACCCACCAAGCAACATATCTTGCTTTATGGAAAGCTGATAAAGATGCCGTCATTAAGAACATGACTATCATCAAGAAGGTAGCCAATTTTATTATCGATGGTATTGACGCTGTTGCTAATGATAAACAGAAAGAACAACCAATGAACGAAAATCAAAAGGAGAAGATTGGGGATATTATCCGTGATATGGCCAATCAATCCAAAACACGTGAACGTGTTGAACAAAAATATGGAAACTTTGAAGCTATTAAGAAGTTGATGGAAGAAAAGTGGGAAGAAAAGAAAAAGAGACGTAATTATGGACTCTAAACCACCGGGGGATTGGTATATTATCGGTTCCCAAAAGAAAATTCAAGATCCATTGATTGGTCATCCTGCAATGAAAGGTCGTAGATGGCAAATTGATTATGCATATCCATCCAATGGTTACAGTAAAATGCAGCAAGCAGAAAGAGAAGCGTCACAACACAAACATAAAGGTAATAACCGACCATGAAGTATAAAGATTTTTTTATTAACGAAGATGAACAACTTAAAGGTGGAGTTGGTGATGCAACCGCACCTTCAACTGTAAATCCAGCACAACTTGCAATGGGTGTTCAAATTGAAATGGAACATACCAATGATGAAAAGATTGCAACCGAAATTGCATTGGATCATTTAACTGAAGATCCTGAATATTATACCAAGTTGGTTGCTTCTGGACTTGCAAAGGAATTTAAACCCCAAGCTAACTCTGGTTTTGGCGATCCTAAACAAAGTTTTAATGATAAAGCCAGATTAGGAACAGATGTAACATGTACTCCCGGAAATAATATTGTGGGAAAAATTGGTACAACTCCACAAGGTCAAGTTAAAGACAGTGAACCGGTTGGTCCAAGTAAAAATGTAAGTGTTGAACTAGATATTGACGAACCACAACTCAATGAGTATATTCAGATATTTAGAGAACATCTGTTATCTGAGAAAAACGTACCTACCAACAAAAAACTTTGGGCAAGAGCTAAAGCTGCTGCTAAACGTAAGTATAAAGTATATCCAAGTGCGTATGCAAATGGATGGGCTGTTAAATGGTATAAAAAACACGGTGGTAGTTGGTATAAATCAAAAAAGAAATGATCAAATTATCTGAAATAGCAAGAGAAATTCTTTCTGGTGGAAATACAAAAAATTTATTTGGATCATTATCAAATAGAGTAACCACCGAAGAAATGCATGGTGTATTTGGTGAGTTAAAAAAGAAACTCGCCAAGAAGTTTTCCAGCTTCAATAATACAACCAAGTTGTCAAGTCGTCAAGATCATGGCGATATTGATATTGTTGTTGTACCACCAGCCGGACAATCAACAAAAGATATTATAATTAATGCGGTAGGAACCAATATTGTTCGAAATACTGAACCTAATCCTATTGTAACATCAAATGGCAATGTATATCAACCAAAACAAATGTACGTTACCACCAATGGTAATATTTTTTCGATTCTTTATCGTCCAGACAAGTTGGATAAACAAGTTCATATTGATTTTATTGTTGCAAAAGACGAAGAAGATGCTCGTAACAAACAAGATTATCTAGCATACAACGATTTTTCAGGTATTGTTGGAGTTATATCTAGAAAACTTGGATTCAAGTATGGTAGTGACGGTTTCTTTAAGATCTTTGTTGATAAAAAAGGTCAAAACAGATTTATTTTTATCACTAAAAATCTTCGTGATGCTCAAAAGATTCTTGGATTTCGTAAAGTTGATACCAATTTTTCTAATATTAAGAGTGAAGATGATATTATTGAATATATCAAGACATCTCCATTATTTGATATACGTCAATTGAGTGGTGAATTAAATAATGGAGATCGTAAAAAGATGCGTAGTGAACGTCAATCTGCACAATACATTCGTGACCAATTATTGCAAAGTGGTCAACGTCGTACAGTGGATGATGATGATTACTTTTTCAAGTCATTGTTTCCTTCTTTATATGATCAAGTGGAAAAAGAAAAACAAAAGTTAGACACTGATATAATTAATACTGAAAAGTATACTGGTGAATGGATCATAAACACCTTCAATTTGAAGCCAGGCAAGGTTATAGGACAAGTTAAAGACGTTTTGAACAAAGAGTACGGTGACAACTTGAACAATACACCAGAAGACCAAGTAATTAATACCGTAAAACAATATTTATCAACGATATGAACGAACTTACAAAAGATCAATGGGAAAAAAGCATGTCAACTGGATTTGGTAATGGTGATCATCCAGTCAATCATAACAATCCACATCACGATAAATTGGTGGTTAAGTTGGAAAATGCTGAAATGGCTATGAGTGATATGACAAAAACTATTAAGTACAGTGAAGATTTGCAAAAGATGTTCAATGTAAATGATGATTTGGAAGATTGGGTTAAGGCCAAGTTGAATCATGCTGCAGATTATATTGCCACGGTGAGAGACTATTTGAAGTTTTATCATGATGAAAAGTCATTGGGTACCTCTGATCAAGAAATTAACGAAAAGTGGACTCGTAAATATAAAACAAGTATTGATTGTTCTAACCCAAAAGGATTTAGTCAAAAAGCACATTGTGCAGGTCGTAGAGCACGTCGTGCTGGAAAACAGACACGTAGTAGTTCTGTAAGTGAAATCGAAGTGTATAATGAAGTTCTCAAGGATTTGATTGAAGATATTCTTGAAGAAGATAGTGCAATGGCCATGGGTGCAGTCAAACAAATCAATAATGATGCACAAGAACTTCAATCAATGTTGAAACCTCAGATGGAACTTCCTGATTGGTGTAAGTCTAAACTGAATTTGGCGGGTGAATATCTTGATGACGTTTATCATCACTTGGATCACTTTGGACCCGAAGGGCGTGAACTTGACGAAGTTTCAGATCCAAACGAACCTGATTTTTATAAACGTAGAAGTAAGCCAACATTACGTCTTGTTATTCCCGAAATAGCATATTGGGTTTCACCCACTGGTGAACTTATTAAGGTTGGAGATCACACACAGTGGGTCAGAGATAATCGTGCTAATATAATAGGATTCAACGCACGTGAACCATTGACCTCTGCGTTTAGAAATGGATATGTCCGTTTAGTGTATATACCCCAAGATAACTTTGTCAACCTTCATAACTCTGGAGAAGACGATGGAACGAACGGATTTTATATAAATGGAAATCAAAGATCTGGTACTCCTCCGTTAACTTCACAGACAAAAGACGCAATACGTCAGTTTGTTAAAGAAAAGAATGTTCTTGTAATTGTTGATGATCGTGGTACACTACGAATTGACGAAATCATGAACGAATTATTTAGTAAAACACTATCTACAGCTGCACTTGCTGCTGCCACTATGTTTGGCACACCACAAACGCAAGCCAATGCACCAGTAACACCTACGGCTTCAGTAACAACTACTGTACAAAAACAATCACCTTATACAGTAGAAGATATTATTGCAGCAACATTAGTTGATGAAGCTGGTGGTGAAAAGAATGCTGAACATGGAATGCATGCTGTTTTGAATGTTATTATGAATCGTGTCAAGGGTGATATCCGAAAAGGTGCAATGGAATGTTTGCGTCCAAAACAGTTTAGTGGTTGGAATAAGGTTAATAAGAAGAGTGCAGACGACATCAAAAAGTTTATTGATTCAAAACGTGGTCATAAACAATTTAAAAATGCTTTGATGTTAGTTGGTCAAGCAAAAAACAAATCTCTTACAGACATTACTAAAGGATCCAATCACTTTTTAAATGTACAGTTGACCAAACAACAACGTAAAGGTGGAAATTTGCCATCTTGGTATGATTCAAATAAAGTTGTTGCCGATGTTGGAAAACACAGATTCTTGAAGTTAGAAGAGATTTATGAACTTTCCTGATTTTCCAACATCTATGAACGATCCAATCTTTCAAAGTTTGGTTCGTAGAAAGAAACAAGGAGAAGATACAACACTTCCTTCTATACAGGAGTTTCCACAGTCAGATATTGACGAGTTGGAATCTTTTTGTAGATCACATGGTATATTAGGATTTAACTGTGGAAGAATGAATCCTAAGGCTGCATTACAAATGTTGAAATCAAAATTAGGTGTAGTAACTCATAAAGAAGTTACAAATTCACAAATAAAACAAATATTGAAAGGTTAGTCAATATTTATTAAATTATGAACTTTGAGAACCAACTTTTAGAAAAAATCCTTAAATTGGATGAAGATCTTGCAGCTTGGTTTGGTAAAGGTCCGACAGGCAGTTCAACTGGTGGTGGATGGGATAGATACGACAGTACCGGTAAAAAGGTAGGTAAGTGTGGTGATAGCAAAAAAGGTAGTCCATATGCAGCTTGTTTAGGTAAAAAGTATGCTCAGAGACTACGTTCTAAGGGTGGTAAGAAAGCTATTGCTAATTGGGTAAAACGTAAGAGAACCGCACAACGTAAATCTGGTCATGGTAAAAAGGGTGTCGGTACAACTGGACGTAAACCAGTCAGAGTGAGTTACAAAGAAGAATTGTGTGAAGTATTTACAATTCAAAATAAAGTCAATTTAAAAAATGATTTGGTTCAATTTTTGAGAAATGAATTTGAAGACGGTGATATTAAAGCTGTTCATCACGGCTTGAGTACAACTGAATATAAACCAAGTGATTGGTATGAAGATATGGCCGACAATCTTATCAATCGTTTAATTCAGTATTTTCAGACAACCACAGGTCAAACAGAAAGAGACATGTAAAGGATATATTATGAATAAAGTTTACTCTATTTTAAGTTTATTGTTATTAACAAGTTGTTCTACTATTACACCATCAAAACAAATTGATGACAATCAAAAAGTTATTACTTCAGAAGAAAAGAAAGTAGATATCACTTTGAATAAAATAGAAAAGAATGACAAAGGAAAAAACGTTCAAACATCTACTTTAGCACAGGGGATTCAATATTCACTCAATCAAGTAACTAATCCACCAATTCAAGTTGATACGGCCAAATCGTTAAACGAAAGAGTTGTTTCTATTGTTGGATCGCCTCACATTGACGAACTAAACCGAATTAAAGCTACCGTTGATCTATTAAACTCAGCAGTTGAAGAGGAAAGAAAAAAAGGTCAACAACTATTAACACAAAGAGACGAAGTAATTAATAAATTGCAAAAAGAAAATGTTGAGTTGAATGAAAAATATGATGACCAACTTTGGCAATTAACTGACAAAGCAAAAGAGGTTGCAAAAAAAGCAGATGAAAATAAAGCGGTTCTTGATACCATGAGTGGAATGTTTGGTTTAAACGCAGTGTGGTGGGGTTTGAAAAAGTTCTTTTTAAGTCTTTTTACTACAATAATTGTGTTTATCTTTATTTTTATAATTCTACGTTTATTAGCAATAGTTAATCCGATTGCAGCAGCTGCATTTTCTATATTTAATATGTTAGGTAGTATAGTTATTTCATTGGTTAAAATATTAACTCCCAAAGCATTTGACATGAGTAATTTTATATCAAAAGATAAAGTGGATGATTACAAATTGCCACTTGTTAAAATGGTTGATGTAATTCAAGACCTTAAAGAAAAACAAAAAGATACACCTGATAGAATATATCCATTGAATGAATTGCTTAAACGTCTTAATGTAGAAATGGATAGTCATGAAAAAGTATTGATTGACGAGATTCTAAAAGAACTTCGGTGGAAAAGATAAAGTTATAAATTAAATTGAGTATTGTCATATCATAAGATATACTGTGTTTATCGTTAATGAATTATAATTTAGTGTGTGCTAAATACACCACTAGTTATAGACGTATGAACATGAAGTATTATATTATCGACAAACAAGTCAGCAAAAATCCTGCTATTTTTAACACACTACAAGATCTAGTTTCAACACTAGAACGTGTAGTGGAATATAAGTTTAAAATGACTCGTAAACAGTATATGCAGAATTTGATTGATTTGGGTCACGGTATTGATGATCCACTTGGTAGAATATTTACTGAGTCGATGTCTGAATATGTCGAAGTTGGTGTAATAAAAAACAATTCATGCGTCCGATGTAATGTACATGAAGTAGCACAATACTCTAAGTACCGTGACGAAATGGGACATTGAATATGATAAATATTGATATTGAGTGGGGAGAACCATATCAACTGACAGATGAAACAAGATTGTGGAGACGTGACGGATTGATTCCTGTCACATATCGTACTGAATTCTTTTTATACTGGAAAGGTAATAGTTTTAAACTCAAAGACAAAGGTTATGGCGTTCTTAAAAAGGACAATGATTGGTATTTGACACAAACAAAGACCACTAAAGATCAATTTACTAAAACAAAAACAAAAACAAAAGAAATTATATCAGAAGATATAGTTCTTAAACCGCATACAATGAAACACTCTGATGGGTTACGCCCATGGCAGGTGGAAAGTGTTGCAAAACTCTGTTCAGTGATTGATAAATGGGGATGTGGAATTGATGGAAGCGATGTAGGCGTTGGTAAAAGTTATATTGCGTGTGGCGTTGCTCGAGAGTTAGACATGGACATTCTTATAGTGTGTCCTAAAGCTGTTATGGAGAGCTGGAGACGGGTTATAGTGAATCATTTCAAGATGAAAACCAAATTGATTGGTATCATCAACTATGAACTTCTTCGTATGGGACGATCAGACTCTATGATTGCATCATATGTTAAGAACCGAAAAACTCATGTCAACGAATTTAAGTGGAAAATTCCAAAGTCTACATTGATTATTTGGGACGAAAGTCAAAAGTTAAAGGGTGCAACTACAAAAAATAGTGAGGTGTGTTTAAAGGCTCTTAAAGATGGTTATAAAATGTTATTTTGCAGTGCAACAAATGCAACAAATCCTTTGGAATTACGTACAGTTGGAATGGCCCTCAAGTTATTTGAAAATAATAGACAGTATTATACTTGGTTATATGCACATGGTGTTACCAAAGGTCGATTTGGATTACAATTTAATGGAAACAAAGAAGTATTAAAGAAACTACATAAAGACATATTTGTTAATAGAGGTACCCGTTTGTCAAGAGATACTATTCCAAACTTTCCAGAAAGTCAGATCATAGCAGAGTGTTATGATATGGAAGAAGAAGCACAACATAAGATCAATGGTATTTATGACGAAATGGAATCTGAACTTGCCAAACTTAAAAATAAAGTTAAAAAGGAAAAAAATGATAGTGCAAGTGAACTGACTGCAATTTTAAGAGCGAGACAAAAGGTTGAACTGGTTAAAGTTCCATTATTTGTTGAAATGGTTGAAGAAGCGTTGGAAAACAATATGAGTGTTGTATTGTTTGCTAATTTTACGGAAACTATTACTGCTTTATCAAAACGTTTGAATACAACGTGTATTGTAAATGGTGTAGTTTCTGATATTGATCGGCAACAAAATATTGATGATTTTCAAGCGGATAAACAACGAGTTATATTGGTTAATATTGCTGCGGGTGGTGCTGGATTGTCATTACATGATTTGAACGGAAACCATCCACGTATTGCGTTAATTAGTCCATCGTATAGCGCGGTACAAATGAGACAGGCTACAGGACGTGTATGGCGTGATAGTGCAAAGACTAAAAGTATTCAAAAGATTGTATTTGTTGCAAAAACAGTTGAAGAACGAGTTTGTAATAGTGTAAATGAAAAACTAAAAAACATGGATTTGTTAAATGACGGTGATTTAAAATATGAAAAAAAATAGTATTATTGTAAAACTTGGAACTGAAACATTTAAGTTGGATATTGAGGATATGTTTGAAGATCCATTTATGGAAGCATGTACTCGTATTATTGAATTTAAACGTCAACAATCAACTCATATGTCAGTACCACCATGTATGATATCTTGTTTAGATCGTAAACGATCAAAGATGCATGTATATAATACTTACGTAGTACTAGTTAATGCTGCAATGTATATTCAAGCTGAAAATTTGAGAAATAGGTTTATGAAAGATAGTGGAATAGATTTGAAAAAGGAACCAATTAAATCAAAGTAATATGAATGATATTCCGGAAAATATTCCTTTAAACATTCTATCCGAACTTGAAAAGTTAAAACAAGAAGTTCGTGAAATGAAAAAACTTCAAGGTTTGGGTGAATCTGTTGCAAATGAAATTCAACGTGAAATTGCAGAAAAACTTGACGTTCCACATTTGAGAGATAAACAAGACAGTTTAAAAGTAAAACTAAAAAGAGGACATGGTGCAAGACCGTTATTACAATCAGAAATTGCAGCTGTACAGGCTGTATCAAAAAGTGGTAGAGAAGCTGCACGTAAATTAGGAGTTAATTATCTAACGTATCGTAAATATGCTAAAATGTACGATATGCACAAGTTGTTAAATCCATACAATAAAGGAATTAAAAAAGATGTGAATCCTGAGATGGGTAAGTATCCATTGAGTTCAATACTTGAAGGTAAGTATCCGGACTATCCTGTATACAGACTCAAAGATAAGTTAATTCGTTCAAGAAAAAAAGATGCATGTTGTGAAATGTGTGGCTATAAAGAACGTAGAGTGGTTGACGGAAAAATACCTCTTCTTCTAAATTTTGAAGACGGTGATTCAAAAAATCACAAGTTGGAAAATGTTAAATTGTTGTGTTATAACTGTACATTCGTTGCAGGAAAAGGATTTATTAAACGTGGATTAAAACATTTTGATCCAGATATTATGCAAGGGTCAAAACATTTGTTTATTACAAGATACTGACATATTTATTATTATATGCAAACGTGCGATCACATACTAGCAAAATATGGTGTTATGTCCAATTTTTCAATTGCGAAGAAGGTAACTAAAGATCGCATTAAAAAAATGTCTGAAAAACTTAACACGGTAGACGAATTTTCTTTGGACTTTCAAGAAGCATTAAAACAAGAAATACTAAAAGAAACGCAACTTGCAATATTTAATAATACAATTCCGGGTTTAATCACTAATTCTAAGAAAAAAAAGGAACCAAATCACAAAATGATGTTGATTACAGAAAAAGACAAAAGAAAAATAATTTTAATGTCTTCACTTATAGTTAATACGATTTTAGAAAAAGATTTGTCTAAAGATGAAACGTGTTTATTGATTATTCAACTGGTCAATACTTTAGGATTGCGTGATGTTGATTTCAAGAAGTTTAATGATAATTCCAATACCCCACCCGATGATGAGGATGAAAATTATGAAGATAACGATGAGGACTATTAGTAGAAATATACTTTGATTTTATTATTATTTTCTACTACGCTAATACCTTCATACTTCCAGTTTTCAGATTTAGCTTTACGAATTAGACGTAAATACTCTTCTGAATTATTTAGTTCAAATACTTTACCATCTACACGATTAAAATCTTTTTTCTGACTAACGTAATTGATGAATACTTTTTTTAGATTTTCATTTTCATCATAAAATTTACCAATTACATTTTTACACTTTTCATTGTGTTCTTGCGATGCGTTTTGTTTAAATGATGTGATATACGAATAAAGACCCGGAAATCTTTTAATCAGTTCATTACTGAAGTTATTGTCGCTAATAATTAAATAGAATAAATCTTCTTTCATATGCTTTCATATATATTATTACAACGTAGTTGAAAGGTTATTTTAAATTATGACATCAAAAAATTTACAAGAAACATTATATGGAAAAAAGATTGACACAGCTAATATTTTAAGCATAGCTGATGCAAAAACCGTTCGTGATCAAAAACTTAAACAACATATTTATACAAAGATCGTAATTATTACGGGCGTGACTGGTCAAGATGGAAGTCACATGATCGATTATCTATTGGAAAACACCGATGTAATTATTTTTGGTGGTGTACGTAGACTGAGTGTATATAATCATCATAATCTGTCACACATTAACTCTGATCGATTTTTCTTAGTGAATTTTGATCTTACTGATACACATTCAATTGGTCAGTTTGTAGAAAAGATGAAACCAGATTATTTCATCAACTTTGCTGCTCAAAGTTTTGTTGCAAGTAGTTGGGACTTTCCAAGACAAACTTGGCAAACCAATTGTACATCAGTATTAGATATACTTGAGGCAATTCGTTTGTATAGACCAAGTTGCAGATTTTATAATGCTGGTTCATCCGAAGAATTTGGAAACATTATACGTTCTCCTCAGGATGAAAACCATCCTCTTAGACCACGTAGTCCATATGGTGCTAGCAAAGCCGCGGCCCGTCAAATTGTGAAGGTTTATCGTGATAGTTACAATCTATATGCAATTCAAAGTTGGTTGTTCAATCACGAAGGAACACGTCGTGGAGAAGAATTCGTAACACGTAAGATTTCAAAGAACGTTGCACGTATTTCCGAAGAGTTGAGTGAAGGACGTATTCCTAAAGCAGTTGAATTAGGTAATGTAAATGCCAAACGTGACTGGAGTGATAGTGAAGACTTTGTACATTGTGTTTGGATGATGCTTAATCAGGAAAAACATCGTGCTGATTTGAACCCAAAACTCTACACAGGTTTATCTTATAGTAAAGAATCAATCGATGTTTTGAAAGAATATGTTCTTTCAAGTAATGAAACACATACTATTAAAGAATTCGTTGAATTATCATTTAAATGTTTAAATATTAATGGGCATTGGGAGGGAACTGATATTAATGAACAGTACATACAAAATGGTACCAACCATGTTTTAGTGAAAATCAATAGTAACTTTTATCGTCCAGCCGAAGTAGATCTTCTATGGGGTGATAGCAGTGAGTTTAGAAATGATTTCAACTGGAATCCTAAAACGTCTTTCAATGAACTAGTTCAAAAGATGGTTAAAAACGATCACTATTTGAGATGTAAAGAGTATCTAAACAAGTAAGTTATAAAAAATACTTTAACAAAAAACCAGATGACAAACAAATATCATCTGGTTTTTTAATATCTTAACTTAATTTAACAAAAAATGTTTCCAATCTTCATGTTTAGCTTCTTTTATCAAAGCATACACTGGAATTGGTTGTGGAACAATGGGATTTTTTAGTAGAGTCAATCCCGCTTCGTTATTGGTTTTATTTCCCTTTTTACTGTTAATATCTTTTGAACACAATACAAGATTAGTCCAACTATCAGTTCCACCTTTGCTACGTGGAATGACATGATCAACCGTAGCATTGTTTCGATCTACTTTTTTTCCGGAATATTGACAGATGCCATTATCACGGTTATAGATCCCATCTCTACTCGGCTTACCCTTGAAATAACGTACAGGCATTTTTGAATAGTTAGTTGCAATAATGACAGTAGGAACCCGATAAATTCGATTTATACCAGAAATGGTTAAATCCCAACTACGAATTGGCAAATTCATCCATTCGGTCCAACTTATTGGATTCATGCTTTTAGCTTCAGTCATAATAGGATCATCATTTGCATCAAGCTCATAATCAATATCAAGTGCTAATGACGTAGGTTTTCCGTTACTATTTCCACCACATAGGTCAATAATAGCATCTTTTACAGTTTTAAATCCAATTGGTTGCCAATTAGAATTTAAACTTAGACAAATAGCTTTATTTACAACGCTTTCATTCATAACTTCATCCTATCACACAGTTAAAATAAGTCAATTCCTTTTTTATTTGTTTCGTACAACTCCAATTGTTCATCTAATCGGGGTTTTGCCATATGAAGATCCACTTCAAACCACTCATTTTTGATTGATTTAGCAAATGGCTTCATTGTTTCCTTGATTTGTTTTTCAGCCTCAAGGTATTTTGGATGTTGGATTGAATATACCAACTTATAATCTCTGAATGGCGAAGATGTTTGATATTGTTGAAGTCTCTTTTTAAGATCCAACGTCACACCAACCTTTACATATCCTGGCCACGCTTTATTGGTTATGATATACAGATATCCAACATTAAACATGCTGGATATATATATCATAAAATTTCATCAACTACATCATATTAACAGATATAATCGACTAAACCATACTTCAAACACTCATCTGCACTTAAATATGTGTCATGTTTGAGAATTTCGATCAAATCATTTTCTGGAATTTTGGTATATTTAAGATAAATCTGTTTGATATATTTCATTAACAATTCCATGTTCTTCGATTCTTCTTGAACCATCTCAAATGATCCCCAAACACCACCGCTTAATTGATGAATTAACATGAATCCGTTTTGACGAATGTAACGTTTGTGTGCACAAACAGTAAGTAAAGTTGCAGCACTTGCACATAGTCCCTCTACATATGAGTGTATAGGAATCGGTGACGACGTTATACGGTCAACCGCGCTGAATGCGCTAAATATTTCACCACCTTCACTATTAACATAAAATTCAATTGTTGGTGCAACTTGTAGATTGTAATGAATTTTAAGAAGTTGAATAGATTTAGCAGTCGCATCTAATTGACGGTTTAGATTGTATATACTTTGGCGAGTTACATCATCGTAAAAGAATATTTGATTGCTACTGATATTTAATGATTCTTTAGATGTTTTTGATTGATCTTGGTCAAGATCAACTTCCTCAGACATTAAGTAAACCGGAGAGTAAGTCTTTTTTGTCATAAACGTTATTAACACCGTCACTCAATAAATATACTTTATCATTATAAAATCCACTCAATATTTCATCAATTTTTATAAATCGTGTATCATCGTCACATATACAACACATTTTGATGATATTATCTGACTTTGTTGTTGGTGTATGACAATATGCACAGTTAAATTTCATATACTATCTAAAGTATACAAACGTATTATGTACATATTGTTTGTAAAACAATTGTCACGGTTGTAACACCAATTTTTCAAAAGATAATTATCTTTATTTCCACCTGTTAATGTCAATCGAAGATTTTATATCCAACTTACTATTGCTATATATCACATAATCACGATTGTGTGTATCTAAACACAAGTTTATACTTTCTTCGGTGCCACTTCCATAGTTCTTCCACATTGGTTTTTGTTGCGGGGTGTGTCCAAAAATCTGTTTTACACCGGGAATACCCACAAACTCCTTAAAGTCACACCATACAATTCCACCGTAAAGTTGATTACCACCACGGCAACGACTAATATGAAACATTTCATGGATTTGAACACGACGATCAAACGCATGTGCCAACGCAATTTTAGACTCTTGTTCTAACCATGTCTTCAAATCACGTCCATTTGCACTGTTTTGATCATGAAAGTGTTTGTGTACACCCGCATGACTACACAGAACATCATCCAACCAATGATACATTTTTAGTTGTTTCCAATGATCCTGTGTCATTACGGTGTTGATAAAATACTCTTTGTCTTCACTGTAGCCAGAACAACGATATTTACGATCACGGGTAGCATACATGATGTCATGATTACCCATGATGTGAATACGATTGGGCTGTTCAAGCGAATTTACCAACCATTCCGCCATCTTAAGATTAAGTACGGCGTTATCACCAAAATCATCGAAATAATCACCCAAGAAAATAATTTCATCTGGGGACTCTTCATTGATAATATTATCAACTAACTTCCATCTCAGATGGATATCAGATATAATAAGTGTTCTTTTCATTTTTTCTTTTTAGTTCTTCCCCAGTTAATGTTATCGTAATTTTTGTCATACACGCTCTTTTTAACAGGACGTGGAGAATCACCTTTTCCATTTTGACCAGATATATTGTTCTTATTCTGCATAATCTTCGACTTCTTTTTTTACTTCATTTTTTACTTCATTTGAAATTTTCGAAAAAAACTTTCCAATTTCACTGTTGGGCATATTGAATCCCAACTTAGCGTACTTCATACAACGAGCCATTGTATGTGGAGCATTAAACACCTCATTGATATTAATAAATTTATTTTCGATGGATTGAATTGTACCTTCTGCAACAAATAGATATTTACCATCATATGCCAATTGACATATATTCAAATCAAATTCATCCAAAAGTTTACAAGGTCCATCGTAAAATTGTCTGTGTATTAGTTGTATGATAAAGGTACGTTCCTTATAGTTGATAACAATATTAACTGCGTTTTTACGTAGTTCCTCCTTTACATATGAAAACTTTTTACCTTCATAATTAAGTTTCAACTTTGATTTGTAATCCTCTAGCTGAGGATAATTTTTAAAAAACAAATCAATGTCCGTAGTCATTGGCAAACCAAGTTTTGTTCTAAGCAATGCTCCACCAGCAATCCAAGGACCGTCTTCACCTAACGGAGGTAGAATTTCTATAAGATATTCCAGTTCGGATATTTTTGGATGATTTTCAGTCAGTAATGACAATTTGTGTTTAATATAGATAGGCACAGTTTTTCCTATGTCGAAACTATAACTGAAATTGACATTCACGTCAAACTATTTTTCTTGTATTTTGATTGCACATTTATCACACAACTGTCCAGACCCATCAACGTAATTTTTTCTATAGTCCACATACATTGATTTTAGTACGTCGGTTTCTTCTTTACATACGATACACTTTTCGTTATCTTCAATTTCAAAGTCACCGTTTGATAGTTTTTTAATAGTATTATTCATAATTTAATCTCCTTTTTCAATTCGGTGACTATCTTCGTCAAAATGCTGCGTGCTAAATTCAAACAGTTCAGTATCTTCCAAAGCACGCATTTGATGTACTAGACCAACTGGAATATGAAAATGGTCACCTTTGTTTAGAACTACGGATGTTGACATGTTAATATCATAATCTTTACCATATAGGAGTTCGATTTTACCACTTTGTACATAAAAAGTTTCATCTTTTATTTTGTGATAATGCCAACTACACTTGTGGTCTTTTACAATGTAAAGTATCTTACCACAATACTTTTTATTGTTTACAATCCATTTTTCAAATCCCCATCCTTTGGGTACAATTTTTAGTTTTTCAAATGCCATATGATTTATTTCCAAATAACTTGTAAAGCCACAATGATACCACTCAATGCAATCAATACAAGTGTTTTGAGGTTAATTTTCTCATTAAAATATATTTGAGTCAAAACCGTAAACATCACAATTCCTATACTAAATGTGAGAATACGATTTGGCCACATCTTTCCTTCAAAATGTTCACTGATAAGTTTGACCGAATAAATTGACAACAACGTATTCGGTATACTAATAAGTACCAACCAATTTTGATACTTTTTATACCAGTCTGCAATAAACTGTCCATATAGTTGATGCCAACCAATAATGTATACAAAAGTTAATATTCCGATTCCCAGTAGTAGTTTCATTTGATTATGAATATCGGTGTAGTATCTCCAACCCACGCGTCTGCTTGATTATATTCATGATATTCTTCTGCTTCAGCATAAGTCATACCGTATGACATAATTTTTTCAATAACCTTTTCACGATCATATACAACTACCAATTCACGCATTTTTCCATATACAACACCGTCAATACAATCATCGAATCCGTCCATAGTTAGAAGATTGTGTTCCTCAATTATTTCTTTTATGTCGTCAGTCATATAATGAATTTGTTATACAGCTACATCAAACTTTACACTAGGAAGTGGTTTGTAGTCAAGTAAAATCGTATCACTATATTGCCAATCATATATTGATTTAAAGTTATCAGTTTTTATGGTTGGCAAGCTACTCGTTGCATCTCTACTTAACAATTCTTTAATGCCATCTATATGATTCAGATATATGTGTGCGTCTGCAAAAAATCCTACTAACATACCTTCTTTTAAATTAGATTCTTTTGCCAATAGATGTAAAAGCAAACCATAAGTGTTTAAATCATTACCCAACACAAAATCTACACTTCGCATATAATAAAACAAATTAAGTTTACCATCGGTAACATTTACTTGCCAAGCAAAATGACAAGGCGGCAATGCCATATGTTCTAATGATAGAGGATTCCACGCACTACACAACATTCTTCTACTATTAGGATTAGATTTAAGCGTATCAACTACATCTTTTAATTGATCTATATGTTCTCCACCCCACGGATATGTTACATCGTGAAAATCTCTCCATTGTTTTCCGTAGATTTCTCCCAAGTCATCACATTCTTCCATTTTCTTCTTAGTATCATCATCAGTACCATATGCAACTTGTTGTGGATTACACCATTGATTCCAGTAGTTACATCCTCGTTCTTTATACCATTGTTTTGATGTAATTCCCTTGATAAATCCTTCCAATTCTATTGCGGCTGATTTAAATGGAACTTTTCTAAGTGTAAGCAATGGATATCCATCAGACATATCGTGACGGATCATTACGCCTGGAAAAGAAATTGTTCCTGTTCCAGTTCTATCTTCTTTTTTATATCCTTTTGTTAGGATTAGTTCTAAATTTTCTTGAAATGTTTTATCTAATACTTGCATATTACTTATTTAATTTATTGTCAATGAAATCAATGCACACTCTTTCCCATTCAGTTATATCACTTATATCAGGTCCAAATTTTGCATCGTGTGATATCGTAACCTGTTGGATTGTCAACATTTTATCATCTTCACTGATAATCAATTCACCTTCGTATGGCGCCACCCGTGTCACACATACTTTAAACTTCTTATCTATTGTACTTTCCCAAATTGTATAATTCATATTATTATCTTGTATATTTACAAACTTTGTGACCACCTTCAAATTCAATAAACTTTGAAACCTTGTTTAAGTGTTTACCAAGTTCTGGCATATAAGTATCACCTTCATATTCACCATTAACCTGTGTAATATAAAATTCATCAATTGCGTCCATAAACACTTCATATGTCTTGGCACCACCAATTACAATTACATCACGTTTTTCAGCAACCTTCAGTATATCAACATATGACAACGTACACATTGCGGTGTCGTTAAACGGATTGAACCAACGGTCTGTAAAGTTATCCGTCAATACCAACAACTTTCTGCCAGGAAGAGGTGGAAGTGTTCGATACGTAGTAGATCCAACAACAAGATATTGGTTTGCAGTAAATTCTTTGAACCATTGAAAATCTTCCTTGATACTTGGCCAAGGAAGACCTCCCCCACGTCCAATGAGTAGGTTTTTATCGACGGCAGCTATTGCTTTAATCATAATAATTTATTGCACAATTATAGTTTGATTGTATCTTTCAATGATATTACGAATGTTACTAGCACCCACCGGATTCATACTGTGAACCACATATGATGGGTGTTTAATGCCTTTATTGTTACATTGATTGAGGAGAAACTGACAACAGTCATATCCAGTTTTTTCTGCATATTTACTATAATCAATTTCATCTCCATTCAATCCATGACCGTAATGTTTGTCTGCCAAATCATGATCGTAGGCAACAAATTCCGGTATACCCAAACTCAATATAATGTTACGAAATTCTGAATAGTTACGAACAATAGTCCACTCCACGTTAGGCAGTTTAACCCATCTAACATCGCTTGGAATTCTAATATCGTCCAAAAATAAATAATACTTTTTCATATAAAATGTATCTGATTAAATCCCTCTTCCTTTGAAGGTTCAACATAATTAGTTAACATACGATCAATAACATCAACAGGCACGTTTCTGCCTCCCGTTGCCCCACGCTTTTTATTACGTTCTATCAATGTATCACGACTCACAACAAAAACGTAGGCAGTCAATATTGCACCATGTTGTTTTGCCAAAGTAATCCACACTTTACGTGCCTTACGGTGCATATTGGTTGCGTCAATACACACATCTTTTCCTTCACGCAAAAGTCGATCAACTTCGTTCTCCATGTGTTCAAATACACGACCACTAACAGTTTGATCGTTTTCATTCTTGCCAAATACTGCACGAAGAGCATCACTGCTCAAAAATGTGGTATCGGCATGAGTTGTCTTATACTTTTCAACCCACGTTGATTTTCCACTTCCGGGTGCTCCAACTGTAATTATAAAGTTGTTCATATGGTTACTGTATAGTAAGAAAAATAGTTTGTAAAGTCGTTTTTTATTTATATTTATCATCATGGACTATAAAGACTTTTTTAAACATTTATTTGAAGCTAAAAAACCAAACGGTGATGAAGGAGACGATTGGGTTAGACCAGGCAGCGATTTGGAACCGGGAATGAAAATTGGAGGAACGAATTTTCCTCATGGATTGGGTTATCCAAATTATAGACCCAAACACAACGATGATGAAGATTTTAAAGAAACCGCACATATTGATCACATAGTTGATGTTCCATATGAACACTCAGATCAAGATGATAAAAAACGTACCGGGGTTCTTTATAAGTACATAAAAGATAAAATGCCAGAGTTTTATCAAAAGTTTCAGTCTTACATAGACCGTCTATTTGCAGAATACGAAAATTATTGGTCCATGCACCATTGGTTAATTAGTTTTATTGATTTGGCAAAAACCGATCCTTCTCATAAGAATATCCCCGATGAACTTAAAAACCTAAATATTACAGATCAGGATATTGAAAATGTTAAAAAAATACACGATACGTATCATAAATTGTATAGTTTGATACATCATCGTAATGATTCTCACAATGAATTGAATTATCCGTTATACGTCAGTTTATATGATATTACAAGAGCACTAGGAGGATATGAGGAAGGTGGTTGGTGGTATGATAAATATGAATTGATTGATACTATCCCAATACGTACTCCAAGTGAATTAATACCTACCGCAGAAAAGTTATACGGAAAAATAGGTAGAAATTTTAATGGAAAACCTAGTATTGTTGTTGAAAAAGAAAGTGGCAGTCAAGAAAAAGAACCACCACACTATAGTTAATCGTTGTATTTAAGTTCGAATGGCTCACTAATAATCTTACCAGACAAACGTCCCTTTAGAGTCTCACTACAAGTCTCTACAGTAGGACGAATTACAATACCCTCAGCTAGATTACCATTCTCATAAACGAGATTGTTGGCAAACTCCTGCAATTCTCGAAGAGTCTTGTTGAAAGAAGTACCATCGTCAATGGTTTCAACAACAGGAATATCATTCACATCACAAAATCTCAAAAGCTCATTACGATCAAGATACTTGTAGTTGTCAATGTCAAATAGATTGAATGCACGAAACTGAATATCCTTAACACCAAGTAGATTTCCTTGAATGCCAGGTCCGTAAACCTCACCTTGAATGGCAAGATTACGACCGTCATTCTTCAACTTGTTCTCAAGATCATACTTTCTAGCAACAACCCAAAAACTATTCTTATCGTCTTCCTTGAGTTGGTAGTTACGACTACAAACGCCAAATCCAACGTCATCCTTGTAGAAGTAAGTTCCGCTACTTCCATCCACCTTCATGGTGATGTAATATGACTTACCAGCAAGTTCCTGAAGGATCTCTGGATTGTTCTTAATGTTGTCTTCATCCGTCTTACGAAGATATGAAGGCATCAGACCATATACTTGTCCAGAAAGTTGTGCGGAAAGAGGCTTTTCGTAGTGTTTGGCATAAACGTATTGACTCACATCACTTCCGATAATACCCGGTTCAGAAAACACAACGGTATCGTGACCAAGCTGCTTGAACAGAGTCAACGGAAACGCAATTCCTTGACTGATTTGTCCACGAAGTTTGACGGTCTTGATACGAAAGTGTTTGCTGCTCAAGAATTGATACGGTGGCTTGTCTTCAAGAACGCTATCAATGCAAATGTAAATGCACATATCTCCTTGCTTGAACTCACCTTTCTTGATGCACACTTGCCATCCCTTGATGGTAGCCAGTTCAAGAGCATCCGCATTTGGATGTGCTTTAACTTCCAAAATCTTTTCAATTGTCGCAACTCTCATAACTTTACTTTAGACTATATAGTGAGTGAAGTCAACAAAAAACCCACCTTTCGGTGGGTTTTCGTATCATATGTGGATCGTTATCCGACTTTCTGTTTCATATATTGATCAAAATGTTCAGACCCCTGTTTAAGATTGTCAAACTTGTTGATCAACACTGTGTTTTCAATATTTGAATTTCCACCCTTGGAGTGTGCCAAGACGTGACCTTTTACGAGTTCGTTAATTGGCATATCCTGTCCGGTAACTGCATCTTTTCCATTTTGACGAGCATACACTGTGAGTGCTTCTACATCAGAGATGGTACGACGTTTGTCTTTGGCTAAGATACCAATTGACTTCAATTGTTCTGGGTTATTGACGTAAGATTCAAATGCCTTTTCCCATTCAGCAAAAATTCCATCAAGTTCATCTTTGTTACGATGTGCCTTACGAGTTTTCAATCCGTATGCGCTTTCAACTGGCTTACCTGTAACAGGATCAATTTGAACGACCAATTGATTTTGAACTGGATCAAATGTTTTGACTTGAGATAGGTCACAGTGAGTCATCCAGAACCACATGAAGAACTTACGAGGATCTTCGTATTCAACTTCACAATTCTTCAAGTAATACTTTTCAATATGGAACAATAGAGAATACAATGTAAACAATGTGCCTTTATTAAGAAGCATTCCAGAATTGCGTTGAACATTATTGAACTGAACCATGTTGTGAATCAACGTCAACCTATCCTTTACGGTATTCAACAACTTTCTGAATGATCCTTCCTTGGAATATCGTTCATACAAGTTATCCAATGATTGAATTCCTACACTGAAGTGTGCGTTTCTATCAAAATCATCTTCAAACAAACAAAGTTCAGCCAGAGTACGTTCCATTTCGTAACGTCCAAAACTAATCTTTGTCCATCGTCCGACAACTTTTCCAGAAGTTGACGTTATGACTTCAAACAATGGATGAAGTTTAAATGTCTTGTGTGGTTCCGCGTCATATCGTGCAGTTTTACGAATAGCAACACATGCTTCTCCACCAAATGCGTTCCGCATTTCTTGGTCATTGAGCTTGGTTTTGTTGTTGATCTTACGAAAGATGTCAGCAATTTCATCAATTTGATAATTGACATACTGAGAGACATCAAAAGTACGTTCAACGAGAACATCCTCAAGGTATGAATCCAATTCTGGACTATACTGACGAATATTGTTCAATTCTTTCCATGACATTCCACCCAAGTTCAAAATCTTTCCTTGATATGGAACAATAATGTCATCATCCAAGTGATACTTGCTATCATCTTGAAAGAAGTCATAGATGGCACGAAGACGTTGACCACCTTCAACAACTTGCAACTTTACATGACCAGTGTCATCAGCAACTTCACGAATATGAAGTTTATCGAAGTGACTAAATCCGTCCTTTGCGAACAATGTTGATACCCATTGTCTTCCAAAGCCAGACCAGCCGGTTACTTGTCCACGTTGATAATCTTCGGGAAATTCAAATCCTTTGGATTTGAATGTGTTGATGATAAACTTGATTGAATAATGTTTACGATCAACTCGCTTGTGGTTTGATTGAACTACAATACCGTCTCCAACGACCTTATTGAGTTTTTCCTGCGTTTTAGAGCCAACGATTGGCGTCTTGTATATTTTATCAGTCATATGTAATTGTAACCACTATAACTCAACAGTTTAAACTTCCAAGTTTTAGACTAATGATGTTGATACTAATCACTCTATATTTCTGTTAGTATCAATAACAGTGTCTTTCACCATTGACTTACAATCGTCACACTAAAACATATTATGCGACTTTCTCAAAGATTTCTTTTTTTGTTGTTGGCTGAGACTTTTGTGTTTCAAACAACTTTTCTGACTTCTCAATCACCGATTTGATAAAGTCATCGGTAAGACCAGTATACACTCCTCTAGCAAGATCTTCTTTGACAGCACCTTGTTTCCATTTTGGAAGTTTAACAAATTCCTCATTGTATACCTTTTTGTAGAGTTCAGACATTTGCATATTGATTAGAAAGAAGTGGAGATTCGACTAGCATATCCCATGTTGCTGCCTTTGTTCATACGATAAGAAACCTTGCTGTAGTTATCAAACCCCGCCTTGGAGGTAATAACGATGCTGCCGGCCGTTTTATGACCGTAGTGTACATAACCAAACGGCTTCTTCTTGAGTGCAATCTTTTCTCCACAAGCAATACACACCTTGAATCCAAGATTGAGACGTTCTTCAGGAATTTCGTTTCCACATCCACAGTTCTTCATACGGTACAGACTGTACCATCAAGATTACAAAAATCAAGTTTTTTGTAAAGCAAATGTAAAAGAAAAATTGAGTACGATTTTACCCACTATGTATGTTTGAATATCAGCGTTATTGCTGACAACGAAAGGAAGTCTATGAAGTATACACTATTAGCATTGTTAACCGCACTCTCAGTAAGTGCTCAAGAAGGTCCAAAGGGTCCACCTCCTGGCAATCGCCCTCCACGTCCAAAGTTGACGGAGGAACAAAAAACACAACGTATTGCATTGGTTGCCAAGTATGACGCAAACAAAGATGGCAAATTGGACAAGGAAGAACGAGCCAAAGTCAGTGATGCTGACCGTAAATTAATGAGAAGTTTTGGACCACCACCAGGCGGACCAAAAGGACCAAAACACGATGGTCCACCAAAAGATGGTGATAGACCAAGTAAACCAAAGAAAGATTAAATCAAATAACCCCACTTTTAACGGTGGGGTTTTTTATACTTCTTACAAACTTGTTCTGATCTGGTTAAAAAGGTGTGGATGGGTCAAGATCAGCGTCGATTAGACGAATGATGTCAGCCGCAGCCACTCTAGCTTTCTTTTGTATATCTGGACGGTTTATCCGACCAATGATAAAGTTTAATTTCTGACCAGCCTCTTGCGCCTCTTTAGATTTTCCAATTGGCAAATTTTCGTTTACGAATTGGGTTTCAGATAAAACTTCCTTGATTAATTTTTTAAGTTCTAATTTTGTCATATGTTTATAAATATATCTATAAAAAATAAAACCCCACTAAATTAATAGCGGGGTTATTGTTAGTTTTTTAAAACTTGCCAGAACAACTTTTTTTGTTGATCGGTAGTCAGATTCTTACCATCAAGCAATGAAAATATCATTGATGATCTGTTAGATTCTGAATATGATGATATTACCTTTTGAGCTTGTTCTTTACGGGTTGATAATGATTTTAATTGATTATCAATGAATGATTTAAATCCGTCAACAATTTTGTTTACTTCTTTAGAAGCATCACATACTTGAGACGCATATCCTCTTACCATTTCAAAACACTCATAATCAAAAGTTTCAGTCAACTTAGATGCGAACTCTTGATATGATGGTTTATCATAGTTAAAATACAAATCTAAAGTATTTTCCAAAGTAGCTTCAGACTTAAATCTGTGTTTAATCAGATAATCCATAGCCTTTACCTTGTGAAGCATTTGGTCATTCTTTGAATAAACAACCACACCTTCCTTACCTCTCCATTGATCAACATCCTTTAACAGATCTTGAACACTAGAAAAAGTATAAGTAGCAGGACGTTTGAAATCATACTTCTTAGCCATAGCATCCAACATATCTTGTTGTGCAAGTGAATAGTTGATATGATTAATCAAACCAATCAACTTCCACATAGGTTCATCACCATACGATAACACAATTTTATTGATTGGAGACAGCCATTCCCAAATGATAGAATAGTTCCAAGTATCATTATTATCCTGTAACTTACTTAGAATAGTTGACTTGAACAATTCTAACTCATATCCGTTAGCCATAGTAGAAGCATCAACAGTTCCACGGGTACGTAGAATATATTGACCATTATACTTGCTAACAGTTAAAGTGCTACCGTCCAATTTTTCAACTACAGTTGCATTCTTTAGTGAAGTAGGAACAGGGGATAAATCAGGCTGTTCTGACCAGTTAAAGAATTTTGGAAATGATGCACTGATCAATTCTCCATTATAATTCCATACAGATGAACGAAAGTGTAAATTGTCATTTTTCCACTTTGCGCCTATATGTTTTGGCTGTACCAAATATACAACTTCTCCAGAAATAATATGTTCGTGAACCATAAACGATTCACGATCAATTGAGGAAATATCAATCTTCATACAAATACCTTACCGCAGATTTTAAAGAAAGTCAAGACTCTTCTTCCTCATTTACTCCACATTCTTTGCAACTATCAAATAGTAGAAACAAAGGCAGTTTATCTTCCATTTGTTCTTTGCTTCCAAAGTGTTCTGTAAGAACTTCATCTGCTTTGATATGATCTTCCCAACCCTTCCATTTTCCATCACCGGGAGTGCCACCCAATTCTAAATAATTACACCACGGAAATTCCACACCATTGACATTTTTTACATCATAGTATGGACAGTAATTTACTTTTCCACGATAATTGTTACTTTCACTGGGAACTTCCTTCCAAGTATAACAATAATCTCCTTTTGGTATGATGGTGGTGTCTTTATTCATTTTATCCAACAAAGGTAACATTTTCAAAATCAACATAGTACCCGTTATTCTTTGTATCTGATTCACTAATAACAACTCTATAGTTATCTTTGTCGATAGATGTAATAAAGTAACCACTAAACTTACGTGTACCAATATGAGCATTTACTTTCTTACCTATCACATCGTCGGAAATAGTTAGGAAATTTTCTTTTACCCACTGTTTAATTACTTCGTTTTTCAGTGATTCCTTTACGTGGAATACATCGTCAAGTATGCTTACTAGATCACTATCTGGGTCAATATACTTATAAGTCTTCAAATACTCAGCAAGACGATAACCATCTAAGTTGAACTCATTCAAACATTCAATAATGTCGTCTTCAAATACTGAACGAGGTTCTTGTATATCATTACCCTCACTCCACTTCTGATAACTATCCACCAATTTTTTAAATCGTATGTTATCACGATTAATGGGTTTGCTGTTAAACAATGGACGTTTAACAGCATCTTTTAGGTTCATATAGGTTTGTTCACTCATAACTTTATAAGATTACCACACAGTTTATAACAAGTCAAGCCACTTTTTTCAATTTCCAGTCTGGAATTTGACCTGAAAACCAGAAAAAGTCTTCTTCAAAACTATAATGAAAAGTTTGATTAGTAGCATTGTTATATGCTTCAATTACGGTTCTGTCATTCAATTGTCGCTGTTTACCCCTAAATTCCATATGAGGATATTTAGCTTTAATTTCATCTGGAACATGAATGTTCATGATTTTATTAAGGTTTGAAATCCAAATTTAGACGTTGTTCATAATCACCGCTTCTTGGACGATTTTTTCCCAAATAAAAATTCTTAACACAATCTGGATTTGTACTGTCGTATGCCCAATCGTGTTTTCCTAATTCTTCAATTCGTTCTTTAATCTTGAGATTATAATTATTTTGAATATATCTCACATGGCGCAATATATCACCATGATACTCCCATCCTAATCCTCCATTGCTTACTTTTGTATTGTTATTATAAAAATATTGTTCATAACAAAAGTGATGTAGATGAACCATTGTTGTATTCATAAAAGTTCTTAACATTAATTCATAATCATCAGCACTGTTCAAGTATCTATTGTGTCCACCAATTTTCATGTAAACATCTTTTTTCCACGATTTAGGATGATTAAACATACTCCAAAGTCTACGAATTGTTAATGGATTAACACTAGGTGCACAAACAACTTTTATTTCTCGATCCTTATACGGATGTTTTGTGTTGTAATATGAACCATAACCCCACGCAAAACCTACGCCATAATCAATTTCATTTTTACTTTCAAAGTTCATTTCTACCCAATCACCATAAACAAACCCACACTCAGGAAATTTCTTATGCGTCATTAAGATTTTTTCAAGACAATCCTTGGTCAAAGCGTCATCATGATCCAATTCAACAATATAATTTGATCCACAATGAGTTGCTGCACTAAATTTGTTGTATCCGATTCGGGAATATTTAGATTGATTTTGATTTTTATTAATTAAAACACGTGTGTCAGACTTGGCAATTTCTTTTACAATATCCCATGTGACGTTATCAGTAGAATCATCATAAATTGACCATTCCCAATTTTGATGTGTTTGGTTTTTTAACGATTCATAAGCAACACGTAAACGTTCTTCAGTATTACATGTCGCCGTGTATACGGATATTTTATCTACAGAATTGTGATTTTTAATGCTGTTATCAATATATCTAATAAAGAATTCTTCAACAAAATATGTGATTCCATTTTCTGCAAGATCTTGTTTTGATATGATATACAGTTTTGACTTTAACGAGTGTTCTAGAGACAATATATTGGGAAAATGAATTACGTCGCCTACAACAACAACAATATCAGGTTCCCAATTGACACAAATATCTTTAAAATTCTCATCATCGACAAACGATACAGTTTGTATTCCAGAGTATTCGGGTTGATACCCAGTTATTTGGGTGGTGATGTCGAATCGTTCAGAAACGCCATATACCACCATCTTTACAATTTTTAAAGACATACTCAGTGTTCAGTATTGAAAAAGAAAACTTGAAATAATCTACAAGTTTCAAAAGTTTTGCCAAAGTAATCACGACTCATATGATAAGCATGACCACGGTACAAAACTAACCGATTGAAAATATTACCAAAGCTATCTACAGTTTCCCATTTAGTTCGATCACTTCCATCAGAATCAAGTTCTTTTGCCATTTCCGGATTAACATCAGTTGATGAACGTGCGCCTGTTTTTTTATGTTGATAGGTTGCAGTACCACCGCTCAATGGTGCATCTGGAGTCAAATAACAAACTCCCGCCCACGTATTAAAATGATCTGAGTGAATCCATGATTTATCCCACGCATATGTGGTCTGAAACGAACCATTGTATCCATCATCAGGAAAATACGTAATCAACCCTCCCGCATTATTTAATATATTTTGCAATGTATTTTTAATCGAATCGTTTAACATTGGAAGTGTTCTAGCACCCGGATAATTTCCACGTACTTTAAATTCCTGAGACATTGCAAATTGACGAACTTCGTGTGGATTTGTATAAAAATCATCTATAATAATAACATTAGTCTTCATATTTGAATATAAATATTATCTACTTGTCCCCACGTATTTTTTTAAATAATTCATTTGCTTCATTATTATGAATACTTCGTTTAGAACCATTTGCGTGTTTTTCACATAGATTACGAATCCATCCACCAGTAGACCCAACATCAATTGTGTTACCACAATCTTCACAGATATATTTAGTATATGATTCATAAAAATCAACAATCGGAGTAATTCTATCATCCCCACCAATATAATAAAATCGAAGAGTTCCAAACTTTTCCTTGATTTGTACAGCAACAACCTGTGGAATAGGAGTTTGATTGTTACGCAAATAATGATACCGTGAACGCTTATATATTGAAAAGAACTTTTTGTACCAAGGAAGTTTGTTATAATGACATTTCAAATTTTCATAATTGGTCTCACTATAATCAATCATGGATTGAATTGACTCAAACATTCGATCCAAGTGTAGAAACCATCCATCACTACATTCAATGCCAAACAAGCCATAACAATGGTCCTTGTTTACATCAGATTGTTTTAGTATCTTTGGATACTTTTCAACCAAATATTTTGTTAGTTCGTCGTTCATGCCTTAAAGGTATATGTTTGTGTGATTGCACTGTCAAATGTAAATCCCTTGGGATCTAAATTGATATTACACAATGCAGCGTTATCGATAATGTTTTGAATATCTCGTTCTACATGTTCAGAACTAAAACATTCGGTTGAAACCCATCCGTTCTTAAGAAGGTGAGCGAGAATTTGTTTTGCAGCGTAATTAGAGTTTGTCATATATTAGTTTTGTAAAGTTTTTCATTAATGCACCAATTGCATCAGTTTTTCCTTGTTCACGCCCCCTTGTATATGCATCTTCATTGATATGTAGAAACAACACTCTAAAGTTGGTGACTGTTTGATGTTTATAGAGTTCAATAGAAATTGCATTGGGATAGTCATATGCAATACGTAAAGTTTGACCGAGTATTGGTCTTGCAACAAAACCAATATCAGTCAAAAACTTGTGACTTTCTTCGTGTAACAATTGTGTAGTCATATAACCACTAATATATACGAGACACGTCAACAATTCAACTTATTATAGTTATTTAACGTGGTGATCTACTTTACGAATATTCTTCTTGTTCATGATCCTAACAATATCATCAAACAACAAAGGCGTTGCATGACCATCCCAACCACAATCAAGTGTTAGTCCATCAATACATTCAACTCTGGTTGACGGATAACTATAATGACTATGTCCACACAACATGTAAGATCCCTCCTTCATGTTTTCCCATACAGCGATAGGAAAATGATTCATAACCACATACTTACCCTTAATCGTACACTCATAATGATAACCAATAATTTCAACATTACGATACCTATAAGGATATACCTCAATATCATCTCGTTGATATTCTGCAGCCACCATCCGTCGATACATCTTGTAAATAGGATTGGGATGATTGCCCCAAATCAACTTGATATTTTGACATGTAATCTGACTAAGATATGCGTCAAACTGTTCTTCGCTGGTATTAAGACAAAAGTCTCCCAGTGAAAACAACACATCATCGGGTCCAACAAATTCATTGATCTTGGCAATAATACCACGATCATGTTCTTCAACGCTGGAATATCCACGTTTGCTCCAAATAAACGCCTTCGTGTGACCAAGATGTAGATCGCTAACTACCCAACACTTAACATCATTATAACTTTTAATTCTCATATAGACAGTCTACTCCTTGTTCACGATGAATTCAATCAATTTATCCACAAATTCTTCGTAATCTGAATAGTATTCCACAAAATTACGCTTTGGACGATCTTTAACCATCGAAACATATGTATCTAGAATCATTTCAGTCTGATACTCAACATCAAACTTGCGACGATACTCGGGTTCACAGTAAATGAATATCTGTTGTGGTTTATCGCCATATAAATTACGTTCCAACGCAGCTCCTAGTTCAAACAAAGTAATCGGTGCAAGCGTTTCGTGACTGAAATAGAAAATAATGACATCTGATTGATGTAGATGTACATATTCCCAACTGATTTGTTCTGCACTTTCGTTTGGATTATTGATATCAAAGTTTTCACGTCTGGGATTATAGACGGTTCCATTACATAACTTGATACGTTCAAAAAGGTTCTTTTGCCAATCTTTTGCTCCGGTAATGCTACCAGCAAAAAATATTGACGGATACGGACTATTAAGATGTTCGTAATTAGGTGCTTCAATGTATTTCATGACCAATTATCCTCCATAATTCTTTTAGTTTTTGTACCAACCACCTCAGGTTCAACTAAAGCATAATAAATCTCTTTCCAATCAGTTGTGCCATCAAATCCGGCCTTGTCATCAAGTAGGAAATTGAAGTAAAACTTCTCATTAAAGTTGCAAATTTCAGTATTTGCACATCGTGGATTACAATTAATTGAATTAAATTGCAACTCAAATCGTTCCATCACATCAGCAATCGCAGTATAGTGACTACTTGTCCACAAAATGGTTATATGATCCGGGTGATTAAACAAATAATCAAGGGTTGCCTTAGCATAAGGATACATTATAGCCCCATCATTGAACTTGTTATAGGTGCCAGTAATGATTGTATCGTGTAAATCAATACACCAATATAGTTCTTTCCAATTACGTTCACTTTTCTGTTTGTAAACGTTTTGAATAATTTGAGTCCAAGTTTTCATACAAATAGTTCACTTACACTTTCATTCTTGTTGATACTACGAATAGCCTTAGCAAACAACATACTTACATCCAATTCTGTAACATTAGCTGGTTTAAATCCAATATTACCCCATGTATTTGTTGTATTGCTATGAATAAATTCGTCAATACTATTATTCTCCGCCAATCGTTTGATACCCATATCAGTCAAACAACCATGCGTAACAGCACAAGTTACCTTTGTAGCACCTTGTTTCTTACATTCATTAGCCGCCTGAACCATTGTACCAAGACTTTCTGTAAGATCATCAATAATAACTACGTGTTTATCTTTTACATTACCTACAACATTTTGTAGTTCAACCTTGGTATCACTTACACGCTTCTTACTAATAAATCCAAAATCACTCTTTAGTAGATCCGCATACTTTTCTACACGTTTGACCGCACCAACGTCAGGTGCCATCAATACAACACTATCCCTATAAGCCAATGAATGATACTTGGTACTAATATATTCACTCAATACTGGTTCAAATGTAAGATGATCAAATGGTAGATTGGTAAAACCACCCACTTGTGGACTATGTAGATCCATAGTTACTACCCTATCAATACCAGCAGTAGCAATCAAATCCATTACAAGCCTAGCTGTAATAGGCACACGACTCTTGTCCTTACGATCCTGCCTCGCATAGCCAAAGTATGGAATTACCGCAGTAATTCGTTCTGCACTAGCACGCCTAGCCGCATCAGCCATAACAAGCAACTCCATTAGGTTTTCATTGGCCGGATTAGTGATGCCTTGAATTAAAAATACATCACTACCACGAATGTTTTCCTTGAATTGACAATAGGTTTCACCACTTGGAAATTTGTGGTGGTAAATCTTTCCTAGAGGTTCATTTAGATTTTGTGAAATCTTCTGAGCCAATGGTAGATTGCTTGTACCTGCAAATAGTTTAATAGTTTTCATTTGTTCAAATCCTTTTCAACTTGTTCATTCCACGATTTATTAATTTCATCTAATTTGTTTGCTACTTCTTTTAGATGATATGATGACCAAGCACCATTGTTATCTACTGGCCAGAAATAAAAATAACCATCCACATCCATAACTAAACTACCAACCTCTCTTCCAGGCCAATCTATATTGGCTCGTACACTATACTGGCGTTGGTTAATCTGTTGGTAAATTACACTCATAGAAGTTTTAGATGCTTAGTGACGGGATCAATTACAGAACTATAATCTGGTCCGATAGCTATACAAGTAACGGTAGGTTTATCAAATCCGGCGGTTTCTTCAATGTATTTGACTGATATACCCATCGCAATAGCATTATATGCAATGTCAAGCAGTTCCTTTTCACTATCTACACCCACACAAACCTTGAAGAAAGTGCCATATACCCATTCTTTTTCAGCTTTACTCAAAAGAAGTGATTCTCCATTATATCCACGGACTAGATGGGTAAGAAATGCAACACTTGCATGAGCACCTTGAGTAACCATTTTGCCCTTACTCATATTGAGGTCTTTGCGCATTACAATAACTTGTTTAACTTTATCAGTCATAAAAGAAGCGGTTTTAGTTAGGATAACCGCAAACCTTTGATTTGTCAATTACAAAGCAGCATTCTTACGAACGGTATCAAAATCAATTTCCTTGACCAACACACCGTTAGTGAACACCACCTTCAAATAATCCTCACCGGGATCATTCTCACCAACAGTCTCAAATTCACCATCAACCTTGATCAACTTGAGCTTGCCCTTCTTGGATGCCTTGGAAACATCCTTGGGATTCTTCTGAATGTCATACCACTGACCATCACGATACTGAGCAGAACACTTAAAAGCACAACGCTGAGTATCACGATTTACCTTCTGCAACAGTCCACCACCCATACCAAAACAAGCAATGTTCTCAGTTGCAAATCCAGCCTTGGTAACGGCATACAGAATCTTCTTGATGCCTTCAATATCAATTCCGTCACCCCACAAAACCCTTACACAAGGAGTGAGCAATTTGTAACCCTTGCTGTTTACGGTACCGCCAAAATGATCCCATAGGGTATCAATAATCCAAACCATTTCCGCTTCAGGCGTAGGATGGGTAGGAGTAATAGAGTCAGGACGAACTACAAACACTCCCTTACGATTCTTGATACGATCACGAAACTTCTGACCTACAATATAGTCAACAAAGTTATAAATGTCATAGCTATCAGAAACAACAGACAAAATACCCGTAGGATATTCATTGAGAAGATTCTCAACAACCTGTTCTTCACCATTCTTACCAAGAGCAGTCATAACAGAGTGCTCAGTAGCAGCAACACTGTATGCCAGATTATCAAGATTAGCATTATAATAGTTCACGGCTACTTCCATAGCCACTACCGTATCAGTCCCCAAGAAATTAATCAAGTGGGCTGCCCCCCCAATACCCGCAGATTCCCAAGAGCTAGCTCCACGGAATCCAAAGTCATGAAGTCCAAAGTTAAGCAATCCACCATCTGAAGTAAGATCAAGATATTCCTTGATATTCACCTTAACTTCACGGGACAAAGCTGCGACTGTAGTACTATACCAAACCTGAGATAATACCGTTTCCAAATAGTTAGTGAGCCAGAAACACTTATTGTCAGTGTTTTCAATAGTCATCAACACATTGTTGATAGGAACAACAGTTCCTTCCTCAACTGCCTTGATAACAACAGGCAACTTACCGTCATAGTTATTCAGAATATATTCCCAACCTTCACGGTTGAAATACTTCTCACTACCAAAGTGAGCCTTACACAACTTGGCTGCATTTTCAATCTTTTCACGGGTCACAACTACACCCTCAAGATGATTCTTAATAATATACTGAAGTCCAAAGAATGGAGTTTCAGCAAACTTAGCACCCTTACGACATTCAAAGTAACTATAAACCTTTTCTGTGCCAGCGGGATACTGATTCCAGTGTCCCATTTTATAACTATCAGCAGTCAAACAAATGTTTTTATTCATAATTTTATCTTTCTGTATTGATTTTTATCTGTACCTTAATCTTTACTTTTTTAAGTTAACCTAGACTTCACTCAAAGTCAAGGGGTTTTTTAATGAAGACCAAGAAGTTCTTTTTCTTCCTTGGTCAATTTTTTCAGAGCAGTTTGGACAGCTTGATTTTTGATACCCTCCAAATACTCACCAATGTTATCGTAAACGACCATATCTCGTTCAACAACATCATATTTTCCACCATCATATGGTGCGCAACCCATCACTCCATAAGTTTTGTAAAATGTGGGGTTAGTGACAATCTTGATTGCCGTGTCTTTATTAGATGTGTAACACACATCATACATCGATCCACGACCTTCAGTTTGATCACTATTGGCTTGACATGCCCAAAGTTTTAGAGTTTTCATATTCTTTAAGGCATATTTCCATCAATCTGTGGTTGAAATACCTTATCTTGCAACTCACGATTGTTTCCAAACTTTTCGTTGAACATATCCACCAAAACATGGTGAAGAGGTTCAATGTTGTCTTTTGCCAATCCAGTTCCAATTGGAACCCACTTGACTTCGGCAATGTCATCTGCGCCTTCAGGTTTACCAAAGATGTACTTTGCCAAAAACAAAGCAGTCTTGATCTTGTCCTGTTCACCACGATAACGCCAGTCATCAATCAATGTGGAACCAAGATACGAAATTATTTCAACTTCGATACCAGCTTCCTCTTGAACTTCACGTTTGGCATCCTCTTCCAACGAATGTGTACGTGGATCACTGAATCCACCGATGAACCTCCACTTCTTTTCGTCAGGCTTACGTGCCAACAACACTTCTTGTTTGTCAT